CACGGGGCTCTAATGGTGAACCCTGGGTTCGTGTAGTTGTCTCCATTGGACGCATGATCTCATAACTCATGTGCCTTTGGAGCCTTGACCGCCCGAATCTCACGGGTTTCTCATAGGCCAAGACTCGCGGATCTGTTTCTGCTTTTGACATACTTTAGATCAACTATCTTAGTTTCTTTGCGAAACGTAGTTATATATAGCATACTTTCTCTATTATAGCACAAAAATCCTAAATTATTGACGCATTTTGAAATTTATTTGTTCCAACGAGCAACATCTTTACAGAATTCAATAAATTCGTTATTGTCTAGATGTTGTTTAAGACAGTTTGCCTTCCAGGTGATCAATTGGATGTTGCCTTCAACATATCCTTTGTCACTGTCGATTCGATCGATAGTACAACTATTTGGGTTGCACCATTTACCCAACCAAGTTTGACCGCCTCTAGTAAACTCAAGTTCGTCTCCGGTTAAGGCACATAAAAAATCTTGTGAGGCGCCAACATTGTAAACATAATCAAGGTTAACTTCGATCTTCTGTGATGCATCGCCCCGATTAGCAGCACGACGAAGATTGGCTGCAAGAAAAGTTAAAATTTCTTTAACATTATAGAAATCGTCTTTGTAAAAAATTGGATCTTCATTTTTTAGATCTCGAAATTCTTTATAAATTTGTGATTCATAAATTTTAAAACTCACAATTATCTCCGCATCTTAGAAATATCAACGGCTTCTTCGTCTGAAAATACTGGAACAGCATTTGACTTGTGCATTGTAGCGATACCTTTTACTTTGGTTCCGGTATAGACTGGGCTTGGTTTCAACACCGCATTGCCACCGGTGTTAACACTTTTAATATGTGCTGTGGTGTTACGGCCTTCGGGAATTGACAATCTATAATTGTCACTCAAAGATGACGTATTTGGACTACGTTTCTTTTCTTTGGTAGTCATACCCCACTTTTTTTGCAGTTCGTTCCAAGACTCTGCCTGTTCACGAGCCTTGCGAGCGTGTTCTGCTGAAGCGAACTTTCGTTTAGTCTTTTTCTTGCCAGTGGTACTAAGCCACGGGCCTTCAAGATGCATACTCAAAAGAAACCTCCAAACTATTAAACAATGCTAATATTATAGCATCAAGTTTGGAGGTTGTCAATCAGTCAAAATCTTTTCGTAGTATTTCTGCTGTTTTTGGATCTAATTCAAATTCTACAGGATTGTCTTTGAAATAGTACCCAAAATATACTGGATCACCTGCTTGCCAAAGGCGGCGTTCATGCTGTGGTAGTCTCCAACACACATAATTGTTTGGTCTGGTTATTTGAACTTCTGGAAGCGGAACTGGAAACCCTTTATCTAATGCAGGTTCTGGTGAGCCCCATCCTGAATTTGCAGGAAAGGCATAATTATAAGGACCCATACCCACTCTAAAATATAGTTTTTTCGCAACGTCGGGTAGTTCACCTAAAGATTTATCATAGTCTATGATATCTGCTTCAAGTACTATGCCATTCCCATAATAGCATTCTTTAAATTCAAGTTTGAACCAATCTTGTAATTTCAATTCTGTTGTTAACATATTATCCTCACTGTATATTAATTATCCCCGCCAAAAAGAAAGCCCGGATAAACCGGGCCCCAAATTAACTACGTTAAATTAACCATTAAGAACTCTTGCTACAGCCGTAATAACTGCGGCAATACGTCCAATATCTCGGAGTTGTTCTACTGTGTACCCTGCTTTTTTTAATGTTTCGTAATGTGCTTTCACACAGAAGTGACACTTGCCTACAATTGAAGCAGACAATGCGTATGCTTCAAATCTTTCTTGTGTAGTGCCGCCATGTGTTGAAATGGCATTCATACGCAACTGTGGAGGCAGGCCGCTAAGATTAGCATCTTCAGCCATTTCAACATAAGGATACCAAACGTTGTTCATGGCCATTAGACTAGCGGCTGTGATTGCGGCTTCTGCTTCTTTTTGGTCAGCAATCTGACTCTGCATCCAAGTCCACAATTTAGTATTGCCAGAGGCAAAAGCCGCTGCCAATGCAACTGCTTCTGCTTCTTCTTGGGGTAGAGTTGAACGCTTAACTACTGCATCGATGTTAAGACGTGTGTCTTTGGCATAGTCAGGAATAGTGTCTTTAAGTTGATCTACCCAAGCAGTCATTATAGAGTCTCCCCGCCCACTGTACGGTTACATGCACACTTTTCGCCAGTTTGTAATGCGTCAAGAATACGAAGTGTTTCGTCTGATGAGCGACCAACGTTCAAGTTGTTAACAGTTACGTGTTGAATTTCATTGTTAGGATCAACAATGAATGTGGCACGAAGTGCGGCACCTGCTGGTGCGTAGAACACACCTAGTTGATCAATCAATGATAACTCACCGCGTTGTGTGTCAGCGAACTGAATGTGTTTGATCTTCTTAAGATCCTCGTGAGCGGCTTGCCATGCTAGTTTGCAGAACTCGTTGTCTGTGGATCCTGTGAGCAATACTGCATCACGGTCAGCAAAGTCTTGAAACAGTTTGTCATAGGCTACAATCTCTGTAGGACAAACGAATGTAAAGTCCTTTGGATAGTATGCAATTACTTTCCATTTACCTGGAAATGACTCTTCTGTGATAGTGAAAAAATTATCACTACCTGGGTTAACGCCTGTTACGGCAAATTTTTCTAATTTATGTCCAACTGTTTTCATATCTTCTCCTTGTGTGTGTTGAAAACTTCTAAGAACTGCTGTTCTATGTGTATATTATATATCCTATTAAGATACAAAATCAATAGGTTTTTCCTAAATATTTTTTAATGACGCTAATAGGTTTTTTCAATATCGATTTAAGAAAATGTGTGCTTAAAATACTTTTCGCCTGTGATAGATTTACCGCTCATGTCCCAAATACCTACAGGACATGCAGGCTGGCCAGCGTAAGGTGATCCGTCAACATTTGTAGATGCATCTGATACTACTGTAGCAAATTGGCAGTACAACCCCATATTGGATATCTGTCCAAGATGCCAATGATAAAAAGAATTTTCCGGTCCGGGTTCTTTTGGAACAAAGGCGCTGACAAATACTATCTGTACTTCATTTTGTAGCAAGTGTCCTAGCAGTTGACTAGATCCATTAGGAAATAACACTGGATTAGACCAAAAGTCGTTGCATATAAGTCCAGATATCTTTACACCATTATAATTTATAATAGGAGGAAGTGATCGTTTACTAGTATAGATAAATTCAGGATCTATTAATAAATTTTTCGAGTATTCGGTTACAAACTTACCATTAAAAATATAACGTTGAGTGTTTGCCCAATCGCCGTTGTTATTATAACATGCTGTTCCTAAAATCAAATCAACTTTCTTTTCTTTAGAGTAGTTTTCTATTTCTTCTAAAGCCTCAGCCAATTCTTTTATTTTTGGATCCTGGTCTACAGGAGCCCAAAGGTATCCGCTTAGGGCACACTCCGGAGTAACTAATAATTTAACTTCATTGTCGGAAGCCCACTCGATCGCTAGTTTAATTTCTATTAGATTTGATTGTATGTTATTTGTTACAGGAATTTTACATCCGCCTACGGTTAAAGTATTCATACAGATACTTATAAAAGAAAATCTACTGAGGTAAATTTTCTACCAAAAGAAAAGCACCCGAAGGTGCTTTTCACTATTTTGGTTAACAAGGCATAGTTGCCCCGGACCTGCAGTTTCTTAGGCTGCTAGAGCGAATCTGCTGTCATTGGCAACAGTGTTACCAGTGAAGTTCAACGCTGTAAAGTCGAATGTATCTGCGTTTGCATTTACGTTTTTTGCTTCTTCGGCCGAGTTCCCCCAACCCTACGGTTTTCGCATTACCGTGCTGTCCACTCTGTTACTCTTTGCCCTGTCGAAACCATGACTGGCCCATTATAAAACACACTAAGTCTTAAAGTCCAACAATGAATTTACGACCAGCCCAATGTGTTTTATGGTGGACCAGGCGGGAGTCGAACCCGCGTCCAGAACACTTTTCTCTTTGCTTCTTACAGCAATAACTTCAATAAAGGACTAAGAAAAAAACAACAACAACTACTATTATTCCAATAGCAAAACTGTAGTCAGATTCCATATTATTCCCTTACATGTAAAAATGTATCCAAATAAACGTAGCAATAAGAGCCACTACAATTATGTGATACAGTTTCATACTAATTAGGCAGGTTGAATGTTGCTAGCCTGCTGACCTTTCGGTCCCATAACTATATCAAACCTTACACTCTGTCCTTCTTGCAGGCTTTTAAAACCGCTCGAATTAATCTGTGAAAAGTGTGCAAACAAATCTGCGCCACCGTTGTCTGGAGTGATGAAACCAAAACCCTTGGCATCATTAAACCATTTTACTTTTCCTGTTGTCATGTTACTTTTTCCTTTGTGTTGTATATTACTGGTCTGTCTATTTCATCTCGCGGTACTAACACAAAGGTTACTGCCTGTCTCAATTACTCTATCTAACAAAATCTTCATATATGCTATTTAAGCATCTTTAAGCAGAGATGTCAATATCTATAATTTCAAATTGTTAATATGATCGCCAAAATCGCCTTTGGGAAATACATTAAAAGCCAAACTATATCTAACGTTATTTGAATGGTTTTCTGTAACAGAGTGGTACAATAGGCTGGGAAACAGAACAATATCCCCAGGTTGTGGGTATATTCCCCAAGCATCAGCATTAAAAACATTTAACTTATCTTGTCTGCTGTGCTTTTGATAATTAAATCCTATTTCTATGGTATCAGTCCAAAGATTGTAATAACTTTTGTCTTTTTGAAAAACTATAGCACCGCTTTGATCGTCAACTTCTGGATAATATACTCCGCTAATAATACTATTCGAATGTCTGTGAGATCCGGCAAAATCATTCTTGTTGTGTTGATTTACCCAACTGTTTTGTATTTCAAAAGATAGTTGATTGTCACAGTCTAAAACTTCGTACATAAAATGATCAATATGAGATTGTATTTTTTCTCTAAGATTTTTTAATTCTACAAGATCTAAAACTCGTTTATTTACAGTGTAACTACCGTTGTCAGCCGGCATACGTGAGAACTCTTGTTTTTTAATAAAATCTATTTCTTGATGATCTTTTCCTATGTTTGCCTGATATAATGGAATTGCAAACAACGGTGTAAGACTGTGTTTCATAATGTCAGTTCGCTATTTCCGCCCTGACCAAATACACCTCTAGGAAATACATTGAATGCTAGACTATACCTAACAATATCAGATTCATTAATCAAAACGCTGTGTGCCAGTACACTAGGAAATAACAATATATCATTTTGTGCAGGAAGAAATACACTGGCTTCAGTTGTAAAGTCTGTAATTTGATCAAAATCAATTCTTATAGTGTCATGCCACAACGGTTTGTAAGATGGCTCTTTATGGAAAGCCAAACCTCCAGATCGTTCATCTACATTCAAATACAAAGTACCACTGATAAGACTGTTGGCGTGAGTGTGCATAGCACTGTATCCGCCTTTAACTACTTCATTTACCCAAGAGGTTGTAATTTCCCATGAGATATTTTTTTGACAGGAAAGAATATCAAAAGCAAATGTGTTTACATGATTCTGAACTTGTTTTTTTAAACCGGAGAACTGAGGAAGATCTAAGATGTGTCTTTCCTTAGTTTCTTTATGAGTAATAATATCGTTGCCGTAATTATCAGGCACTTCCCACTCAAACCCATTAGTCAACTTATGATATGTTAGTGTATCAACGCTTACTTTACTTCTATATACAGGAGTAGGAAATAATTTATGTACGGTATAGTTTACTTGAGCCATCCGATCCTCTTACCTTCTGCTTTACGACGATCGTGTTCTTCTACAGAATTTGGAAAACGCCATGCCCACACAGCCACTAGAGCCATAAACACTGCGGTAGATAAAATTCCTATAGGTTTCACTCCTGTGAAAAACATAATGCACAAACTCAATGTCATCATGCCTAACATTAGGTAACGCATCTTTTGTGGAAACACACGTCGTTCATTCCAGTTAGTTAAGAATGGTCCGAATATTTTATGATTGTAAATCCAACGATGCATACGCTCGCTGCCTTTGCTAAAACAGTAAGCAGCAAATACCACAAAGATACTATAGGGTACGCCGGGAGTAATGATTCCAATATAGGCCATGCCTAAACTTAAGAATCCTAAAATGTTCCAAAATAATTTTTTCATATTAACCTGCTATAACATTGCCGCTGCCCGAAGCAGCATGACCGCAGGTAGCAGAGTCTCCAGCACGACAAATAGAAATTCCATTGGCTTTAACTGTACCACTGCTGCCGCTCATTACAGGACCCGAATGCGGTGCTCGCCCGTGTCCAGCTACTGCTGCACCTTTTACAGCAATAGGTGAACCATTAACTAAGACCGTAGGGGCAAGATTACCAACAATGGTACCACCTGCTTTATCTGTTCCTACTCTGCTGACTCCTGGCATGATTATCCTGCAATAGCGATACCTGTGGTACCTTGAGTGTATTGATTAGCAAACTCTTGTTCAGTAGTAGTAATAGCCATTACTGCTGATTTGTTAATAACGATATCTTTTTCGTGATCCACAGTAAACAAAAATGGAATCATTCCTAGTCCTTTTGGACCAGCATTTAGAGATAGAGGTTTTGAAATTTTAAATCCCGCAGCAGTTTCTTCAACTAGTTTGGCCATAATTTCTTCACCATTGATTAATTTCATGGTTACTATTGATCCGGCACTTAATCCTTTGTCTATTAACATATGTTGTCCTATTTTGAAATATTTATGTTGTGGGAATTATAGGGGTAATTTTTTTAATTTTGCCCTTAGATGGTTCTACACGAAATCTTTCTGGATTAGACCAATCGCCTTGACCCTGCCATTCATATTCGAAAGATAAGTCAACTGTAGAATTTAATAATTTTTCTTCTTCTAATAAAGCATGGAATTCTTCATGAGATCGTCCTTCGTCTCCCCAACTTGGCTTGGCTAATTTTTTGGCTCTTTTGGCGTTGTTAGTTTGTACTCTAGAATAATCTTGTGCAAAAAACGGAATTCTAGGAGTGAGTGGGTCTGGAGGATCTATTAAACTTTCAGGCTGTTTAAATTTAAAGGTAAAGTGTGCTTTCCATAAACCGTGTTCATCTATTTCAAATTTCTGTTTAGCCCAATAAGGTCCAGCGTTACGATCTCCAAATTCTTTCATATCTAGATCTTCATCAAATATCACTTCAATACTATAAGCACCTCTTGTTCTCCATAACATCCTAAACAAAACAAACATCTCATTAACTAAGGTGTCAGCAAAAGGATTAATATTGGGCTCAATGATGTTGTAATCAAATTGTTCGTATTCTATTTCTTTAATGTTTTTAGGATTTTTCCAATTTAACTTGTAATGTAATTTAGGAAGATTGGGTCTATGAGATATTGCAATATCTTCTTTGCTGATCAAGTGTTGTAAGAAAATAGCAAAAGATTTTACTCTAGACAACACATGCAGTTTACCAAGTTTAAAGTCTTTGGTAATCCATGTGTCCATGTATTTGTGATCGAGTAAATTAAATCTTGCTGGATTCTGACCTGCAATAGTTGATACAGAAAGACCAAATCCAAACCCTGGAGAAATATCAACTATACCGTTATTTCTATTACGCCATATAAACGTCATAGTATCTGCGAAATCTTGATAACCTTCTGTAGGGAATCCCACTATCCAATTGGTATGTGCTTTTATTCCTACAGCAGATCCATCCCTAAAATTCTGTTCCATATCGGCTGTGGTGGTTCCTTTAGCAATGTCGTCTAACACTCTCTGACTGGCAGATTCGCAACCATAACTCAACATAAAGCATCCGCTTTCTGCTAGATCTTTATAATAGTCTGCGTCCATCCTCCCGTCATTACGACAATAGCCTACCCATTTTATTTTAATACCTTTAGCAATTATTCCTTTAGCGAATGCTCTCAGTTCGTTAAGGTTGCCGTTGACAAGACTGTCTAGGAACCATACAACATCCGTGCCTTTAGTATAGTATAGTGTTTCTATCTCTTGTATAACATCTACTGCTTGACGCTGTCTGTATTTCCAAAAATGTGTTTCTTCGCAGAAGGTACATTTAGCAGTACATCCTCTGCTAAGTTCGCTGTTAATACCGTTAGGTACAGCGTACTCGTTAAAATCTATATCGCTGTAATCTGGTAGAGGAAGACTGTTAAGATTAAGTCGCTGTTCTTCGGGTTGATAACGCAATCTATAATCAACATTAAGATTTCCGTTTTCTATTTCTTCTAATAGTTCTAGAATCAATAATTCACCTTCTCCAGCAACACCAAAATCAAAAATTTCATCTACTATTGGCCTCGCTTGCATATGTGGGCCACCGACTACAATTTTAATATTAGGAATTTCTTTTCTTAGTTCTGCTGACATCCATTTCACTGATTCAAAATTACAATAGTAGATAGTGAAACCTATGACATCGGGCTTGAATTTTTTAATTTCTTCTATTTGTTGTCTATAAAAAGGTTCTAGGTGTTGATGAATATTTTTGTAATAGTTGTCTCCAACCCAACACCAATCCCTAGGTCCGCTCCAAGGATCAAAATCTATCTGTTCTTCTAAATTATGTTTATAATAATTCCAAGATTTAACATTTAAATCTAGACATTTAGAATCGTATCCAGATTCTTTTACTACAGAATTTAATCTAGCAAGATTGTAAGGAGGGAAGTTTGTAGCCCACTCTGGCATCAATATAAAACATACTTTGGTATTTTTTGTTGATTTAGATATCGTAACTTCTGTTAAGTTCGACTGGACTTTTGATTTTGCATAAGGTGCAATAGCATCGAGCATGGCTTGATGCTTGTCGTGATCATTGACTTCCCTTACTGGTCTTTGTTTGTTCTTCTTGTGAAATTCGTTGAACCATCCCATAAATTACGGTTAAAGACTTCCGTCTCCTTGATCAAAGAATTTTTTTAGTTCTGTAAATCCACCAATTAATTTTTCATCTAGAAAAATTTGTGGGACTGTTCTTGCGTTCGGTACCGCTTCTAATAATTCTTCTTTGGTATAACCGTCGCCTATCTTGCGTTCTTCAAATTGAATGCCCTTTTTTGTCAACAATGCTTTTGCTTGATCACAATAAGGGCAGTGATACTTGCTCCATACAACCGCTCTCATTTTTTTCCTTTCTATGCTGAATAAACTACTTTACCTTTGCTGTCAACTACTCTAACTAACAAAGCACCGGCACGTTTTTTTCTTAGTGCTTCTGCTATAGCCGCTGATTCATTACCAAAAGAACTAGCGTTCTTCCATGAATCAAAAGGGCTACGCATTTTATACTGTGCTTTATAGTTCATAATTATATAGTCGGCAAAGCCTCATAGTCAATATTTTCACTCATCACACCAATAACATAGTTGGTGCTTTCGTTTTCTTGCAAAGCAGTCTGTTTCTTACTGGTATCACTGTGTTTGTTAAACCAAGGTATTGGTGTAGACTTTGGTGCAGGATTATTATATTTAATTCCAATTTCTTTTAGAGCCACTGCGGCTGTATAATCAACAAAGTCTTTGAGGATGTTTGCATTAAGTCCAATAACTGGACCTTTTTGGAACAGATACTCTGCCCACGATTTTTCTTCACGAATAACATCTATATACATTTGATATACTTCTGCTTCGCATTCTGCTTTGGCTCGAGCAAATCGTTCATCTTCTTTGACCGCTTGATTAATCATCCAAGCAGTCCAACCTTTGTGTAACAATTCGTCTTGTAGGATGAGGCTGATAATGTTGCCATTGCCAATGAAGATCTTGTTTTCTACCATTGCTAGACTTGTGGCAAATGATACCATAAAGCGGAATGCTTCTAGACCGTAACTGGCATTAAGGGCTAACCAAATTGCTTTGATGTGTTCGTATTCATCAATTGTTTCACCTAATTCTTTACGACAGTTGATCATGTGCAATTTTTCATAATATAGTCCTATACTAGATGCCATATCCACAATGGGTTGTGTGTCGTGGATAGTATTGAACACTTCCTTGGGCACATTGTAAATGTTGCGGATGATGTGGCTGTAACTGCGACTGTGAATGTTAGTTTCAAAGAATGTCCAGTTGTAGACCAATGCTTCTAGTTCTGGAAGACTTACGACCGGAGTAAAGATTTGACTTGGGCCGCGACCTTGCAGACTGTCAAGAGCAGTTTGCCTAAGCAGGTTACTAGTGAAGATATGTTTAACTGCATCGCTGGCTTCCTTAAAATCATTTGCATCTTTGGCTAGACTGATTTCTTCAGGAACCCAAAAGAAACCACGTGCGGTAGTTTCAAAGTCTGCAACCTTTTTATATTTTACTTCTTCAAATCGTTGTATGGTTACAGGTCCTGCTGGATCTAGAAACATCTTACGATTAAGATAGTCTGTGTTCTGTGTTAAATTATATTGTTGTTTGCTCATTAGTATTTTCCCGATGCAAGTACTATCTTGCAAATGTGTTCTAATCTTTCTATGTGCTCATAGGCACGCCATGGGCTAGTATCAATGGCAACTACTCCGTGTCCTTTAATGCCCACAATGTCATAGGCAATAGTGCCGTCTTTTTGTAGCCACAAGTTTTCGTGACAACGATCTGCTAGTTCTTGACTAATAGGCGGCACATCTCCTACATTCTTGGCCACTTTTGTATAACGATTTAATTCTGGAAACTCATTACTAATTGTGCTTAAATCAATACCGGCATGCATGGCCGCAATACAGTAAGTAGGATGAACGTGTACAACTACACGAACTTCACCTGCATGTTGGCCCATTTGTTTTTGTAGACCAAAATGCAGTGGTATCTCTCCACTGGGCTTTAGTTTTTCGCTGATATCAGTGTAGGGCAGTTCATGCCAGGTATAGCGATTAACTGGTTGTGTTAATATACCGATCTTTTTAAACTGATCAGGCTGTAGAGTCTGCTTACGTACACCACTAGGTGTAATGTAAAAGTGATCGCGGTCGTGATGTCGAATGCTTACATTACCATCACGACTGGTAATCCAGTTACGCTTGTAAGCGTCTACCATAATATCACATATAGTTTCTAACATTACAGTTTACATGCCTCGCAATCATCTTCTAATAATTGATCTGGTTCAATATGATATCCATTGCTATGAGCAATCTCTTCTTGTTTGGCTCCGGCCTTATTGATCAAACTATAATAAAAAGTTTTAATACCCCAATAATGAGCCAACATTAAATTCTTAGCAATCAATGTTGTTGGAACCTTACGGCCTGGGAAATGTGCTGGATTATAAAATGTGTTTGTTGATATACTTTGATCAACATATGCACCTAGAACTGCCGCAGTCTTAATATATCCTTCGCAGTCTTTTTGATCCCACATCAATTGATATTTGTTTTTTAACTTATGATATTCAGGTACGACCTGTGTAAAGGACCCTGCCTTGCTTTCTTTTGTTGAAATTAAACTCATAGGCATTTCTATGCCGTTAGTACTATTAATAACAACAGAACTAGACTCAACAGGAGCAATAGCCATAAGAGTGGCATTTCGTACTCCATGCTCTTTCATCTCCTTGCGCAATGTTTCCCAATCCAGTTCAGGTTTAAAACTGGTTAAATCATCTGCACCTTTGCTTCTTAGTTCCCAAGGAAAAATACCCTGACCGTATCGTGTCTTATCACTGTCTATACATCTGCCTCTTTCTTTGGCTAACTCAACAGTGGCTTCTGTTAGATAAAAAGCCTGATGCTCCATCCAACTCTTAACATCTGCTAGTGCATCCTTCTCACCGTATTTGAATCCACGCTTGGCATGCCAGTAGGCTAGGTTAGTAACACCAATGCCTAGTGGCTGGATCTCATCATTGCTTAGTTTACTTTGAATACTTAAAAAGTCTTGGTAATCAAGGATGTTACACAGGCTACGCTGTAGAATCCTACAGGCTCTACGCATATCCTCTGGATTTCGGAACGATCCCCAATTGATAGATCCCAGTGTACATAACGCTATGCGACCATCAGCGTCGTCTAATCGTTTAAATGGACGTGTGGGTAATAGGATCTCACAGCACAGGTTACTCTGATATATCGTATGATATTCAGGATCGAATGGTCCTTGATTCATTACATTATCAATAAACACCAAATAGATGCGACCCGTATCTGTGCGTTCTTTCAGTATACCACCCTTGAAAACATCTTCAGCGTTCATGACCTTTTTACGTAGGTCCTTGCGCTTTTCATATTTGACATACATTTCTTCAAACAAAGCAGAATCTTTATAGAATGCTTCATATAGTTCTGGTACTTCGTTAGGATCAAAGAAAGTTATGTCTTCTTTGTTTTTAAATCTTCTCCAGAAGAAGGCCGACAGGACGACCCCGTAGTCCATGTGTCGTACTCGTGTCTCGTCTGTACCTTGGTTGTTCTTGAGAACAATGAGATCATCAAACTGATGATGCCAAATGGGATAAAAGACAGTAGCAGATGCATTACGAATTCCACCTTGTGAACAACTCCTTAAATCACCGAACCATTTTTTCAGGAATGGTATCATACCTGTGTGCATAATCTCACCACCTCTGATGGGACTACCTAATGGGCGTAGTCTACCAATCTCTAAACCAATGCCTGCACGTTTGCTGGCATACTTGGCCATCATTTCCCCACTAGCGAATATACTATCCAGGTCATCATCAGACCTAATGAGAACGCAAGAAGAAAATTGTTTCGTCGGAGTGCCAAGGCCAGCAAGGACAGGAGTAGCAAGAGTAAAAAGCCCATCAGAAGCAGCATTATAATATTCCTTAATATATTTCATACGAGCCGAGTTAGGTTCTTCCTTATGGAAAACCGTTGCGGCCGCAATCATATATCTAACTTGTGGTGTTTCGTAAATTTCTTTTGTAGCACGATTTCGTACTAGATATTTTTCAATCAACTGTTCGATAGATGCGTACCCGTACTGCTCATCCTTTTCATGGTCGATGATATCGTCCATTTTGTTCCAGTCGTCTTCAGTGTACCATGTAAGTAATTCTGGAGTGTACAATCCTACATCTACATTTCTTTTTACGATTTCAAACAATCGAGGAGGTTCATATGAACCATAGACGTCTTTGCGCAACATGCTTAGACGTTGCTTGCCAGCCACATACTGATAGTTAGTATGTCCCACGTCTGGATTGTGTTCAACGTCAATTAAATCTACAATCGCTCTAAGTGTAATACCATCAACTTCTCGTGTAGTAATGCCATCGTAAAAATGTAACTGCGCTTTGATTTCTATCATTGACTGGCTAACATCTGCTATGCCTTTACAGACCTTTGCCACTTGTGCCTGCCACTTTTCAATCATTAGTGGTTCTTTTTTTCCATCTCTTTTTATTACTGTAATCATCTATGTCTCTCGAAGTCTGATATTTATGGCAACTTGTGGCCTGACCAAATTTTGTCAGTCAGGGTTTGATTAAACACGTTTAAACTATCTACAGCCCCGAATGTATAATTTAAAACATGCTTATTATCTACTACTAAAAAGAATTTTTTATTAAACTCTTTGGATAGCATAGACGTATGTATCTCACATTCAATATCCATAAACCGCTGCGTTAATTTAATAGTATACAGCATTCCTAGACAGATAGCAAGATCATCTAGTTTAAGATCAAGAATTAACTGCCATGGATCGGGCCATTCAGTGGGGTTTTTTGGATTGAGGTAAGAATTAACGAATGGTGCTTTTGACCAAAGATCAGCGACCCGAATCAAAGGTGATTCGTCCGTTTCTAAACTATCTCTGAACTTTTTCCATTCTGTTAATCTCTCTGTGCCGTAGAGATCAAACACCGTAACTTATTGTATAAGCAATGTTTCCGGTAGCGCCAGTAGCCAGAGGATTCTGATATGATAATAATATAGTTTCCAAACCGCTGTCTCCGTTATTGTTTCTTAGTTCTAGATTGAATTGGAAATTTGTCATCAATACTCCTCCTGGTTCTGTAATAAATGGTGTTGAATATGCGTAATTATCTGTGAATGAAATACTGCCCTGATCTTCAGGAACCATTACTACTATTTGTCCTGCCCTAGAATGCACTCCTAGGTTAAGAACATAATCTATATAGGTATATCTATTGTAGGCACTGAATACTGCTAGTGGTCTAAAACTATTAGACAAGAATATGTCACTGTGATTCATGTCTACCAAACTGGTTCTAGCCGAGCCTAACACTTCAACTTCAACTCCCTTAGTACTCACACTAGTGAATCCGCCCTGTTGATGTCTATTACTAGAACACTGCACTACTATGTTTTCTATAGACTGGCCGAATGATACAATATCTGTAACTGGGTTGGCTGCTGTATTAGTTTGGTTTCCGCAGTTAATAAATTTTGATCTTTGTATCTTAGTTCCTACACCAAAATTAGAAACAAACGCTCTGGCATAGATTTCTTCAAATTTACAATCGTTAATAGTCCAACGATTTCCTTGATTAGAAATACCATTTATCAATATACAAGTGTGACCTACAGAAAAATCACAGTTTTCAAAATTTACAAACGTATCATAAACAGGAGGTTGGCTAGGATCTACAATGATCTGATCCGACTTAATTGATAAAATGTTAGATTCCCATGTGCAATTTTTAAATGTCACATCGGTTACCTTTGTTCCCGGCAAACCGTTTTCCCATCTTACCGCAGCCTGTTGGTCACCAATAGGTCCACTAAAGGTATCACCTAATTCATATTCAGATACCCACTTGACATTATCAAACACAGAGTCTGCAATACCAGTAATATTAGTTTCGCCTATACTTCTACTGATAGTTAGATTAGAAATACTAATATTTCTAGGTCTATTGGTGCTGTCAAAATCTATTTCTAGTTCACCATTAACACCAGTAAACGATATACTATTAGTGTTTAATTCTAAAACCACTCCGTCCTTGGTCTCACCTCGGATTATGGCTGTGCTAGGAATTTTTAGACTACTAGCAAATATGTACACACCATTCGGTACGTATAAAACCTTTTTAAACTTGCTGTCTTGATTTCTAAATAATTGAGTGAGTGCAGCCTCAAATGCTGCTACGTTATCAGTACTGCCATCAGGAACAGCACCGAAGTCTATCACAGAAACATATTCATCTAACTTAGACTGTAGACTACGAGGTACGCTTAAAAATATAGATGGCTCAGGTTCTGCATATCTATAACTGGCTGCTAATTCTAAAATATTATCGTGTTCAGTTAATATTTTAGTATTTCCAACATACGGTGCGCCTTCTGCTACCGAACCGTTACCTATGAAAAGTTCTTGCGAATCGATAGCCCACGCAAATTCTGCAGAACTTAATTGTGGAATACCTATACCTGTATTTTTTTGTCCTCTTCGGACTTGTATTTTAGATATCTGAACAACAGCCATTGAAATACCCTCGTTATAGGATATTTATCCGTTTATCTTGTAGTACTCTTCTACTTTGTTCAGCCAAAGGTCTTGATATTTGTTAAAATCGCTGGGCCACAGATCAAACTGCTGATATTCAAAGTTACGACTGCACATAAACACGTGGCCTTCGCGGATGTCTGTGCCATAGACTTCATTATGTGCTAATATATAAGCGACTAATTGAAGTTTATAATCGTCTACCCACTCTTCTTTCTTGGGCTTGTTAGTTTGTTTATAGTCGCAGACTGAAGGATTATCTTTGTAAACTGCTACTAAATCCGTTGTACCTGAGTATAAGCCCGGAAAGTAAAGGCTCTGTTCCATAGCCCATACTTCGTTGACATTACTGAGTCCTTGTTGTATGATAACATCTGCCATTGAGTTGGCCTGCACGTGAACTGGATTGTTACCGGGCTGTCGTTGTATGCCTGCTATAAAACGTTCCAAGTTAGAGTGCATGGCTGTACCAACACCTGCAGCCTCAGTGGTGATCTGTTTGGCTTTTTCCTCACCTATACGTTTCTTCCATTCGTTTAGTGCAGTCATATCTTTGGTAGCACTAAGAATAGTAGTAACTGAAGGGAGGCTTTCTCCGTCTGGAGTTAGGTAAACTCGTTTACGAGTTACAGGGTCATTGACCTGTGTACAGTTTTTATATTGAAAACGTTCAACGAATGGGGGAGGAGTGTATTGTGTCATCCTGTATATATTACAGGATTATTTTGTATTTGTCAAATCTGGGGTGTAGCCTGTGATTTGGCTAATTGTCCTGCAGCCGCAGAGGCTGCTGTTTGATCTACTGCTGCTTGGCTGTCTTCTGGGCCTTTGGTACCGTCACCTTTGGGTTCTTCGTTTGGTGCTCCTGGGACGTTTAGTTCTATACCTTTGTCGTTGAAATTCTTAACTAAATTTTGAATAGCAGGACTAGCGTCATACATGGCTTTGAATGTTTCGTAATCAGCAGATACTTCAAATCCGTTGCTTCTAAGGATCTGTTGTAGTCCATTCCAATTTAATTTTGCTGGTGCTTTTTTTGATGCTGCTCGTCCAATATAGTTACGAAGAACCATAACGAATTTATCTACACCGTCATCACCTGCAAATTCAAAAAATCTCATCCTAGGCTCGCTAATTGTTTTCTAGCATCTGCTAATTGTTGTTCAAGTTGTTTGATCTGATCTTGAATTTGTTTTTTCTGTTCAGCCCGTTGTTTAACCATCGTGGCTGCTTGTTGAGGATTTATGCCACCTGGCGCTTGTCCTGATTGTGCAGGAGGCTGTGCTTGTCCTGGTGCAGGCGCAGATCCAGTAGCAACTGGTGCCGGTGCAGGCGCAAGTTCTTTGACCTGTAAAAAGTCACCGGCGTTGATAAAATCTGTAAATCTCATTATCCTGCTAGAACTTTAAGTAAACGACTTTGATAATTAATAGATTCTCTCTGCTCACGACCTGCAGTTTCTAATCCACCTGCTGCTGCATCTGCGGCGCCAAACTCGTCGTCTGCTTCTGGTGCCAGTGGCTCGTCGGCAGGCATGTTCATGTCATCTGGTGCTGCTGCGGACATATCGTCTTCGGCACCTGCTTCTGGTTCAGCACCAAGCATGCCTGCTGCTTGTTCCTCTCCAGTAAGTTGGCGAACACCAGTTGATAATGTTTCACGTGTAGTCTTAAGATTTTCTAATGCTTGCTGAATGGCTGGAGCAACTGCTGAAATAAAGTTCTTTGCCTGCTCTGAACCCATTTCATCACGGATAGAATCGCCTAACTGTAATAGAGTATCATTCTCCATACCAGAAAGTTCTTCAATCCAACGACCTACTCTGTCTACCATTGTTTTTGCTGTGACGATAGCACTGGCCTGTTGTACTTCGCCTTCCTGTAATGTTGCCATTTCTTCTCCTTGGGGTTCTTGTTCTGTGGCTTCCGATAATTCTTCTTCATCCTCTACGGTGAATTCTTCTCTCTGTGCTATTTCACTATTGATAGCATCTAGAATCCACTGCGCTTGATGAAAAGCATCATTTTCTAAATTTTCGTTAAATCCTGAGCTTCCTCGCATCTGGCTTACTTGGGTGCGTAGTTTATTTCTAGCATCTTGTAATTGGTGTAGATCGAAATCTTCTAGGTTTATTCGTTTACCGAACATCTTCAGTAGACTTTCATTTAGCCTTTGGCTCGATCTGTTTATTGCAAATAGGTCTGTTGTTTTCATAATGTCAAATCCAGGATTTATGATATATTTATTCAATCGTCTGCCAAAGCCCTAGCAATATTTTTGGCATTTTCTGCTCTATCTCTACTTACACAGTATCTAGAATACAGCATATCGGCTCGATCATAGTCTTTTTTATCTAGGGCTTTTTGATACTGTGAACGTAATATCTGACTGTCTACAAACCATTTACCGTACTCTTGATCAGCATCATAGAGTTTCTTTGCTTGAATACTAGCAGGATTCTCATAACTGATATTGGCTAATTTGATAGCAGTAGCGTTTAGATAAACGTTTACATACAGCATGTCATTTCTTTTTTTGATGTGTTTGATATTCCCTTCGCTGATAATCAATACATCACCTACAAGGATACCTTCCTCTGTTCGCACAGGGAGAATTTGATTCTTTTGTAGTAGTCTTTTTTGCGCTGAGTTTACAAACTGCTCGAGACGCTTAGAAATATCAGTCATAAAAAAAGGGTCTTATGACCCTTATTTAACTGCGTATATTTTAGATACCTAAGAACTTGAGTATCATTGGAAAATTAATAGCGCCGCTCCAACCTGCTCCTGCAACAAACGCTGCCCCTACCATGCCATACAGCATTAATTTATCTTTGGCCTTTTCCACATCTGCAACTTTGCCAGCCAATTCATTATGCTGTTTTGTTGATTCTTCGCGCATAATCGCTAGAGTTTGCGTTAGTGTATCTCTGGTATTATCCAAACAATCGTGCATATCTTTGACTCCTATCTTTAGGTCGTCAATCTTTTCATCTATATGCTGTACTTTGGTTTCGAGTACACCTACTCGTTCTACTACTGTGGCCATTTAGGCTGTCTCCTGTATATTAAGTCAAGGTCCGTTGCGGACATGTGCCTAAGTTAGAATGCCTAATTGTTTGCCTTTGTAAATATTATTTATCCGATTTAGTTGATCTTAGATATCCAGATATTTTGTTTGTCACCTCTGGTCTGGAATGCCGACGGCGTTAGTTCTACAGTATTATTTAATCGATCTATCACAGGAACACCGTGTATGTCTTCTTTTACTAGAAAAACTGGATCATTGTCTTTAAGGAATACACTGTATCTTTCTGTAACAAATTCCCAGGTCCAGTACGTACCGGCACCCTCTATAGGATCAGGAAATCTACCATCATACTCTTTGGGATCCTGATCCCAATCGATGTTGGCTCTGATACCAATGGCCTGTATAAGGCTGTTAAAATTAGCCTGTTGTCCAATTTTTATTTTGTCGTGTTCTGATCTAGAAGCGCGGCTTCTAGTTATATCAACGAGGGAAATGATTCTGTAGCGTTCCATAATATGCTACTATTTACAACAATAAAAAAAGGGCGGAATAAATCCGCCCCCATCTTCCCATCCCTGAGAAATAACTAATTAGGTCTGTAAACCAACAAAAGTTGTTGGGTTAGTTACAGTCAATGTACCGCCGCCTGTAAATGTCCATACACCAGATGATGTCAATGAACCTGCTGCAACGATACGACCTAAACGTGTTGCAACTGTGTCAACATCAAGTGCGTGACCGTCACCGATAAATGCCAACTCAAGACCGTTGGCCTTCATCTGCATTAAAGCACCTGTTGTACCGATTTCGTCAGTTAAAAATGCTGCTTGTGCTGCGTTACGTGCTGTTGCATCGCCGCTGTTATTCAAAACACACTTAAACAGTTTTAGTTGTAGTGTAGATTGTAATGTACCTAGTGCTACTGCTGTAGGATTTACTCTTGTTACTGCTGCCATGATATTTTCTCCTTATCTCTAATATCTCAGTCCCGCTCCGGGACCGGCATAGTATTTATATTTTGGAAGAAAAAACAGGCGGATTGGTGCGTTAATCGGCTCTAAATGGAGTCCAACGATCTCTAGGCACTAGTTTTACAGCATCTTTGGTACTAACGTAACCCTCACCGCCAGGCTTGCCGCCAGTATTAGCAGTAATGTCTCCTTCGGCTTGATCTAATTCAGCAATAACTTCATTCTTGGCCTTCATTAGTTCTGCTACCAATGTAAACAAAGAATCCATCACTCCTGCGTTAGTAGCATTTAAATCTGCAATCTTTTTCTGTTTAGGAGCAGAAACCTTAGAAGTTGATAACCATTCAAAGAAAGATTTAGTATTGATATTGTCTAGGGCTTTGGCCTTGCTTTGTGCGTTGACAAATGTATAGATAGTATTTTGTAAATCACTTAGGCCTGCTTGCGGAGCCAAAAGTCGGTCTATCTTAGCACCGTTGGTGTTGACTATTTTTTCTATCTGTGATAGATTGTCGGCATTTACGGCAGGTCTATGGCTGATATAAGTTTGACCAAATACCGCTAACTGAGGATTACCTGAGAACATATCTGGATCCGCAAAATCTTCTCCGCCCTTGTCTCCAAAATAATCATATTTTTTATGTGCGGCTACTGCTATTTTGGCTTTGCTAAGTCTTTGACCTACAGGGCTAGTGGCTTTAACTGCATAGGTAGTTTGATTGGGAGTAAACATTAATTTACCGTCACCGCCGTTATAAGGTTTGCCTGGGTGAAATAAGATATCACCGTAGATGTAGCCTCGGAAATCTGTTGGAGTTGCACGTTCAAATATAGGCCACATAGCAGCCATATCTCCAGCAAACTTGGCACGCCATTCTTCGCCTTTGCCTCTGCTGTTGATAAATTGTTTTAGTTCTTCTGGGCTAGATGATTTGCCTTCTTCTCGACCCCAATTGTTCTTACCTACCATACGGAAGGTGCCATCGTCGTCACGTCCCCAATAGACTGTAGGATTGCCGTCCCATTTGATAGAAATCTTAGACGCAGGCTGTGCTAGATCTTTTAGAACTTGAACAGCACGTTTAGCACCGTTGGGTTCCGTGAACACTAGGTCTTCTAGGTGGTTGAACTCTCTGCCTACTTTCTTAGGGGCAGGTGCTGCTTCATCTTCGGTTAATATTTCCCAGAATCTCATTTTACTATATTAATCATTCTACGCATCCAGGCATTGCTTCCCGGTACATAACTTTCAAATGCTTCTTTAACAGGCAGTTCAATACCCTGCTTGCCCAGTGTTTCTCTAGCGCCTGCTACTAACTCATCATAATTAGGCAGTTTAATAATGTAGGCAATAATAGCATCTACACTCTTAATGTCTTTGACTGTGGCTGTTTGACCTAGTAACTGTTTGGCAATGATATTCCAATCGTCACCGTTTTCTACCGGCTCGTTTGTATCACCGTGAAGTAAGCCAAACTTAGGACTATATTTAAATCCTCTAGCACGAGCAATACTTGAAAGCACGATATGACGATGTTCTCCCCTATACTGTCCACGTCCACCGATCATTGATCCCTGTTGGAATTTGGGATTGACTGTGAGCATAAAATCTGATTGGACAAAGCCATTAGTTTGACTGCCATTAATTGGAGTTCTAAAATGCACGTTATCGCCAGCATCTTTGATCCATCCGTCGTTTTTCTTTGTGCCTTTGTTAAAGATATTTTCTTCTTCAACACCGTTGGCTCTGCACCATTCTGCTAGTTTGGCAATCAATTCTTCTTTGGTGATTTCTCTAGCATCTACTGAAAGGTCCAGGTCTCCTGAACTGTTTAGATCGAAAGTTCCATCTGGATCTTCTTTACGTCCTGTAGTACCTAACCATTTCACTGGCTTTTTATCATCTGGATCTAATTCTTTGGTAAAGTCTAAACCTGTGATCTTTTCAATAAAGTCTATGGTTGCAGGCACATCTTTGGTAGCGATGCGCTGTGTTATAGGCTGTTTGTCGGCAGTCTTAAAAACGTTGCCGCCTTCTGTTAAGATATTATTCATCTTTAGATTCTTCTAATTTACGTTTCTGTCTACGCTCTTCTGCGATCTTACGCACTCCACGTACAAATTTGGATGGATCCTGCCCTTTGATAGCATTAATTAGTCTGCGCTCTAATTCGTCAGCCTGCTCCGGCTCGTAGTGTTTATGAATGCTTTCTAACAGATTAATAGCAGAGTTGATAATATTAGTAGCACGGCTTTCTACCAAAGAGTCTGTGCTACGAACTTCTGCTATGCTGTTAAGTTCTTGTAGGATGCTTCTCGTTCTAAGTTTCATAAGGTATCCAAATTCTATACTATATTTAACAGATTAATACACGATAATAAACTATCTATTTTTATTTGTCAATCATTCTAAAGTTGTGCGATTGCACAACTCTCTGACTAAATACTCAGTAGAAACCATGAGTGACTATACACATACAGAGGATACACAAATGAAATATATATCACAAAAGATGCTAGCCATCTTAGAACGTTTGGCAGAAATGTTTCCAAATAGTTCTTACCAAAGCCGCTTAGACGCTTATCTAAGCACCAAAGGCATTACCGATGCCGCACAGTTGGAAAACTACATCCAACAATTTAATTCTCAAAAGGAAAAATATCTATGAAAAAGATCATCAACTACGTTTGGTCAATTATTGACTCAATTGGCCGTGCCCGTGCTGCAAGTCATTTTGCTCGTCAAGGCAATCACGAAGCCGCTAGACGAATAATGGCGGAATAAGTCTTGATTTATATCTGCTAGGCATATATAATAATACATACACAAACACACAAGGAGAAGTTATGTTTTCACCAGTTTTTTACATTGAATCATTTCAAAACACAAAAAAGATCGTTACCGATCAAGTTTTCAAAGATCCTGCCTTAAACAAAGCAGCACACGCATATATTGATGCGCAAACACAATTTGCCAAGATGGCAGTAAATAATACCATCGATGTGGCTAAGTATTCTGTAGATTCCATTAGTAAACATTGGTTTCCAAAGAAGGAAGGTACCGCCTAAAGGTACAAGACATACACACACAAGGAGAAAATTATGTCAAATAATCAATTATTCACAGCACCAGAAATGAAAGCACCTGAAGTTAAGTTTAATAAAAACGGTTACGAGATCCGCACAGAGATCTTAGAAATGGCCAAAGATATCGTTGCCCAAGAGTATACTTACAAATGGCAAGGTTGGGAAATGTCAGCCAAGCGTGACGAAAAGACTGGTCAGATCGTTACACAGGTAGGCATGCCAGAGTTTCCAGGTCTAGATAAAGTATTGGAAACCGCTGAAAAGATGTACTCTTTCGTTAATAACGGCGCTACAAAGAAATAATATTACGCTCATAGAGCCATAAAATATAGCGGTAAAAAAAAGCACCTTCGGGTGCTTTTTCTTTATCTAAGTTTTGCCAGTCTTAAAAATTCAAATAATCTAAACCACATCCAACCAATATCAAACTCAAACCACTTACGGCTTAGTTTAGGATTAGCAGGATCTAAGTGATGATTGTTGTGTAGTTCCTCGCCGCCAATTAGTATTCCCCAAGGCATTACATTATGACTGTGGTCTTTGGTTTCGCCATTACGATAACCCCACCAATGCCCAACACCGTTGATAAATCCAGCAGCCCAGAACGGTATCCATAACATTTGTACACCCCACACTACAAATCCCCATGGCCCAAATAACAATAAGTCTATAACTAGCATTACAAGAATGCCAAGGCGATGGTGGGGTGTATAAAGTTTGCGTTCAATCCAGTCTTTAGGAGTACCTGCTCCGTATTTTACAATCATGTGGGCATCACTGCCGGCTCGATTATAATATTTGACTCCGCCAAATACCAGTTGCCAAATTCCAAATACATGAGGGCTGTGCGGATCACCTTCTACATCAGTATTTTGATGATGCTTACGATGTACTGCTACCCATTGCTTAGTAGTCATACCGGTAGTAAGCCATAGCCAAAAGCGCATAAAGTGGCTTAGTACGGGGTTGAACTCAATGCCTCTGTGTGCTTGATTTCTGTGTAGATACAGTGTTACACAGACTATTGTGATGTGCGTCATCACTAACGTTGCAATTATAATATCCATTTTGTATTTATGGGATTTGAAGGAGTTGACAAAATCATTAACTGAGTATATAATAATAATATGAAAAAAATCATACTTACAGACGCAGACGGAGTTCTACTAGATTGGGAATGGGCATTCTCAGTTTGGATGCAAGAACGTGGTTACACACTTACAGCAGATAATAAGAAAAGTTATTATCTACATCATCACTATAATGAACTAGAAGAAAAAGATGCCAAAAAGATTGTTAAGCAATTTAACGAATCAGCGGCAATTGGGTTTCTCCCGGCATTACGTGACTCAGCATATTATGTAAAACGACTACACGAAGAACACGGTTATGAATTCCGTGTTATCACAAGCCTAAGTCTAGATAAAAATGCACAGAGATTGCGTGAAATGAATCTGCGTAAGATCTTTGGCAACGCTATCGAATCTGTGATCTGTTTAGACACAGGTGCAGACAAAGACGAAGCACTTGCTCCTTACCAGGACAGTGGCCTGTGGTGGATTGAAGACAAACCTGCCAATGCAGATGTTGGATATTATTTAGGTTTAAAATCAATCCTTGTTGAACACGGACACAATATGAATCACGATTGTGGGTATCCTATTGTTAAGAACTGGAAAGAAATCTGCGACATCATTGCAGGCTAAATACTTTTGGGGAGTAGCCATCCTGCAAAGGATTCCTAAATCGTCATTACGGTAGCAAATACCCGGTTTAGAAACGAAGCGGCAAGACCATTTTTAGGAGAACTAAAATGGAAATGTTGTTATCGGCGGCTCTACTGCCTTGGATTGCGTTCTTCGTAATCGTCATCGCGCTCTTGGCATTCGACTTGGGCGTTCTCAATAAGAAAGATCACGAAATCTCTGTCAAAGAGAGTTTATGGCTTTCTGCATTCTACATAGCAGTGGCACTACTGTTTGGACTAGGTGTATGGTGGTATCGTGGAGCAGATGATGCTCTACTCTATTACACAGGTTTTCTCGTAGAGAAAAGTTTAAGTCTAGACAATGTGTTTGTATTTGCACTAATATTCTCATTCTTGGGTATACCTAGAATCTATGAACATCGTGTATTAGTCTGGGGCATATTAATGGCTCTAGTCTTCCGTGCGGTATTCATAGGATTTGGTGCGGCTGCTGTTTCAGAATGGCAATGGATCTTATGGTTCTTTGGAGCATTCTTAATCTACACAGGGGTTAAGATGTTGTTTGCCAAAGATGATGACGGTCCAGATCTTGAGAACAATGCGGCATATAAGTGGATGCAAAGTAAAATGAATCTCAGCAAAGAATACAGAGGTCACGACTTCTGGTTCAAAGAGAACGGTGTAAGATACTTTACTCCGTTGTTCGTTGCTCTGGTTCTAATTAACTTTGCGGACATTATATTTGCTGTAGATTCGGTACCAGCAATATTAGCGATTACACAAGATCCGTTTATAGTTTATACATCTAACATCTTTGCTATCTTAGGATTGCGAGCCTTGTATTTTGCTCTCAGTGCTATGATACATAGATTCCATTATTTGAAATACGCTCTAGCACTAATCTTAGTATTGATTGGCGTTAAGATTGTATTGATGATGATTGGTATTAAACTAACTGCTTTGTTAACCTTAGGTCTAACCTTTGGCTTACTGGCTGGTGGGGTAGGATATAGTCTATATAAAACCAAGGAGGTGGATAATGAGAAAGCCGCTATATAATATCAAAAAAACAGACCTCTGGATAAGAGGAATCTTCGTAGCAGTAGTAGTAGCATTAGTTATTGCACACGAATAGAAAAGCCCCGAAAGGGGCTTTTTTATCACTGCTGGTTACGGGATCCAGCGATCGCCCGATTGTGCGCCCGATTAATTCCAGTACTTAGACGAATCTAGATGATCCCAGTACTCTTTGTTATTACGATTAATAAAATTTTTAATTAAGTATGCAGCCATGCCAAAATAACCCATCTTTTTAAATCTGCGGCTGTCCTGTCCAAAATAGTGATTGAGGATTTTAAACTTCTTAGGGCTGTACATTCTAGATAGGAAGAAGTCTTCTGATGTGGCAAATTTTTCAGGGAATCCGCCATACTCTTCAAATTTGTCTTTGCGTGTTAGCATAAATGCTCCTACGGCAAATGGACTAAAATGTTTTAGAATGTTGTTTATAACATTAAAAATACTAAAGCCAACCGATGCTATTATGTTGTTATCATAACATTTAATATTCAACCCAACGAGATCTAGATTCTTTGATTCTATTTCACTGACAGCATCTTGAATAACTGTGTTTTTAAAGAAACGTACATCACTGTCAATAAAAAGAATATATGGGGTTGTTACAAGTTTAGCACCATTATTCTTTGCTGTAGATACCGGTCCGCCTTCAATTACTTCTACATTTAATTCACCTTTCATTATTTGAATAACTTCTCGTGTTTTGTCTGTAGAACAATCGGCAATAATAATTCTAGTTTTACCTATGCCTTGCTGTCGCAAATGCATTAACAGATGTGCTATATAATTTTCTTCGTTTTTACAAGGAACTACGATAGTAATTTTATCGCTAATTGTCATAGATCGTTTTCCTTCGTCCAAGTTACTATTTCCCAGCGACCGTCGTGGTGCTCTACTAGTGCTGTACAACTTTCAACCCAATCTCCATCATTCATATAAATGACACCATCTATATCTTTAATCTCTGCGTGATGTATGTGCCCACATATGACTCCGTCGAAGCCACGCTTCTTACAGTATGCTGCTAGATTACGTTCAAATTGAAATATAAAGTCTACTGCTTTCTTGACACGAACTTTAAGATACTTGCTTAATGACCAATAACCAAAACCCATACGATGCCGCAACCAATTAAATTTATTATTGAGAGCAAGAATAAAATCGTAGGCTTTATCACCAAGAAAACTTAACCAAGGTGCTAGTCTAGTGATACCGTCAAACAAATCACCGTGTGTGACTAGGTAATGTTTGGTGTCTACTCCTATGTGTTCTATTTGATTTACAATTTCAATATTACCAAATCCGATACCATAGGGCATTAATGGTCTCAGGAACTCATCGTGATTGCCTGCGACATAGATCACTCGTGTTCCACGTTTAGCATGACCCATTATTCTTCTAACTACGTTAGTGTGACTCTGTTTCCATCGCCATTTGTTTTGTTGGATACGCCATGCGTCTATAATATCCCCTACCATGTAGAGTGTTTCGCAGGTATTATGTTTGAGGAAGTTGTTTAACTGTTCGGCTTTACAATCTCTAGTGCCGAGATGCACATCAGAGATAAAAATAGAACGGTAAGTTTTTAGCATAATGCTAATATTTACCGCTCTTAAGTGTGTGTAAGATTACAGATCAGTTACATTAAATCTGAACCACGGTCCAACGGTTTGTAAATGCTCTACCTTCGGCCTTGCGTTTCGCAATTTTGCGGAATTCTTCTTTTTGAAGTTCTGCTAATTTCTTGGCGTCGTGGTCGAAGCAAGCCTTGTACAGTTTCGTTACGAGTTTTTTTTGTCTCATAGTCTTGCCCCTCCTTGTATAGTATTTAATATAATATCTTTTTTAAAAGATTACAAGAAATATTACAGATCGAATAGCCAAAATAAAATGCTCACTTCAAGATGCCATTCCGGGGCACGACTCCCATAACATCTAGCCCAGCAGCCGGGCACACCCAAAGTAACGATAACGTCCTAAGGTAGGTGTTAGTTTTGCTTTTCGATAGTATAGTCTGCTTCAGTACTATCAGGATAGCGTGTGGTTAATTTAGTAATAATGTCCTGACGACTTTCGCCTTCAATACGTGCTGTTCTGCCCGATGCAATTTGAGTTACCAAATAAGTTCCTGGGCCGTCGTTTGCATCTTGTTCTGCTTCTGGCTCTTCTTCTTTGCCTGAGGCATAACTTAACGGAAATTTTGTTTTTAAATCTGAAACAGCCTTGGCAATATCATAGCCGCCTTTTACAATCTCAATAGAGTTCTTGTTGATTTCTTCACCGTTGGCCTGCACTGCATCTGCAATACGCTTCATTAGTCCAGGAAATAACTCAGCAAACTTTTCATCTTTACGATTAGTTTGATTGCCATTGTTGATTTGATTAGTAGGTGCGTGTATTTGCCATTTACCCATTACATCATCAGCGTTCTGTTTGTCAAATACTGAAATGATAGGGCCGTCATCTGCATAACGATTAAACCAAGTAGCACCACTGCTTGATCCTGTGCAGAATGATGCATTGAATCCGTGCGAGTTGTTAAAGTTATAACAGGCGCCGTAGTTATAAGGAATAGTTACTAAGAAACGATCGTCATCAATTAAAGTTGTTTCTTTCTTTTCACGTTTGTGTTTTTCAATAACTTCAGCGTCTTTGATCTTACGTAGTTCTTCACGATAGTCTCTGCTTTGAACGATAGCCTGTATCTGACGCAGATTTTTAAACTTGTTAAAGTCTTGATCTTTTTCTTTTAATTTACCACGGATACTTAAGGCTTTCCATGCACCTAATGCATCGCCTCCCTCGCCGTTGATATCTTCATAGTCAGCAACACCATTGATATACATGCGAGTTAACCACTCGTCAAACTTACCGTCTTGTGAGAGGTCACCGTAGTCTGTGGCACGAAGTGAGCCGTCGAGTAATTCACTCCACAACTGAACTACTTGGTCGTCTGTGGGTTTTGTTCCTAATTTGGCTACTTTATCTTTAGGCAGTGTTCCGTCGTGACGCATAGCAATAGTCAACATTTTGACTGTCTTAGGATCTTTAAGTTTGGCTGCTACATTAGCCTCTAATATGACTTGATCTAGTTTCATCCTGATATCAACGCCCTTTTAAAGAATCCAAGAACTGTGCCTAATTTCTTTTGATCGCCGGCTGCTATGTCTTTTAACAACTGTGCTGGGCCTTCCGAATACTGTGATTGAAAACCTCGACTGTACGCTTTAGTAATGCTACCTGTCTGTTCTGGATAGTGATGACTTGCTGCCATTAAAACTGCTGAGTTTATTGCTGAGGTAATAGAGTTTGGTGTGTCATCTGAAGAACCTGCCTCTAAACTTTCTATGGCATTTTGTAATAATTTAACTTGACTTAACTTACGTTCTGCTTTTTCAAAAGCATCGTTTTTAATTTGATTAGCAATATGACCTTTGATGTCTGCTATGGCTGCTGTAATAGCACGAACCCATAATGGTTTAAATTTCTTAACTAGGGTAGACTGAGTAACTTCAGGTCCGGCAGTTCCTTTGTTAGCATCTGCACGTTTTTTTTGTTTATCATCAACTGTTGATGTGTTACGGCCAACATAAAATTTTTGTAATTTACCAATGTTTGATTTGAGGAAATCTAAAATATTTCCGCCACGACCATCTGAAGTAGTATCAACTGGTCCGCCAGTACTGGCCACAGCATCGTAGGTGTCGCCACGTGATTTGATAGCACCTGTGCCTTTTGATCCTACAACAATTACCCACGATCCTCTGTAAGGTTCTTTAAGGTCACTCCAACTGATCTTTTCTACCTGTCGATAGTTTTGATCGTGGGCTAATTTCATATCTTTGTGAAGATATGTAACTACTTCTTTGCCGCCAGAATTTCCTGAGATAAGACTTAACGAAGTTGAAGCCTCGTTAACATGTCCTTCTAGTAATTGAGCAAATAATTGATAACCTTCTATACGCATATTAATTACACCAACTTTGTTTTGCCTCGCCGAAATATTCACGTGCGAATCCGTTACGTATTAATTCTGCACGTAGACTAACTCCGTTTAAAATCATGTCGCCTAATATACGGCCACCAAACTTATCCCATCCGTAGATAATAACCTGGTGACGTTGTGTATTTGCCACTGCATTTTTAGTAAATGCAGAAGCGGCTTCGCCTCTCTGTGCTTCACTTGGGCACTGTGCTCTGTGTCCTTTTTCTGGAGTGTCAACTCCAAAGATCCTAACTGCCAATTCTGGCTTTAATGGTGCAGGTAAAAACGGAGCAGAAATTACAATAGTGTCTCCATCGCTGACTCTTACAATCTTAGCGTCATAGGTAACGCCCTGTGGTGTTTTTTGTGCCAATGCCAGCGTTGGAATAGCCAGCAATAATAGTAGTAGTTTTTTCATGAAATATCCCAATAACAAATGTATTTATTTGTTGTTAACGGATCACAGATCAATAAAATCTTTGATATTGATACCGCGTAATTTGTCCTGACTGTTTATAAACTGTTCAATTTCTAGACTGTTATCTGCATCAATCGCGGTATCCTGTGATAACCTGCGTAGGTATTCGTTTTTGCTGTACTGAAATAGATTTCTAGCACGGGTAGTGAATTTATTAGATTTTGTTATATTTAGAGTTTCAGGCACTGACAGTTTAGACAACGCTAACGGAATCTGACATTGATCAGCATAATCAATTATGTTTTCTAAATCGTTGATGTTTAAAGTGCAGATAGTTGTGAAAAAATTAACAGATACCAATGTTGGATGTTCTTCTGTTAATTTTTTATATTCATAAACTGTTTCATGATATTCGAACCATTTGGTTGGCCATCTAACATATTCCTGTACCTTGTCCACTCCATCTAAACTTATGCTAATCTGTATGCGAATTCCTTTTTGCACTATAGATATTAATTCTTTTATAAATGATCTACCATTGGTGTAGATTTTGATGTCTTTAACATTCTTGGGCAAGTTTTGTAGGACCTCGCTGACATTTTTACTGTTGCTAGGTTCGCCGCCTTCAAAGTCTATTTGTGTAATTCTATCTGCAGGTAACACATCATAGAAATTACCTGTTTCATAAATTTTAATAGTATGCCCATTCAATGAAGCAATCTTAGAACTAGTGTTAGGTTGACAGAACTGACAAGCGGTATTGCAAATGTTATCTAGTTTCAAGGACACTGTTAGGTAATCAGATTTTACAGACTGTAATTTTTCGTGTTCTTTTAACCAAAACATTCTATCACTGTGTATTCCTACTCGTTCTTGATCTTGACATCTAACACATTCTTTAGGAAACTGATCGTTTTGAAATTTAAGTTTGGTACTTTTCAACCAACGACTCTGCATCATTTGTTCATAGGTTGAAAACACAGGAGCATTGATCATCACACAACAATTTGTGATTAGAGTGCTTTTAGATTGTTTACCTGGAATTATTCTTGCAAAATGATCTAGTCTAGGACATTGCATAATTTATATGCTCTTTTCTGTGTATTCTGCTTTGGACCAACCTAGCAAATTACTGGCCTTCCAATGATTCTGCTCAAAGCCTTGTAGAGTCTGCCATGATTCACGTGTGTCCCAAATGTGTTTGGCAGCATCCTGCCAATCTGTGTGACGCACTGTATAATCAAACTGTAGCATACGATTTTTAAAATGGTCGTAATCGTAGTTGTCATATTCTACATGTAAGACTTCATAGAGTGTACCGTCTGCTGCAACCGCATCTAAGGCAAAATCAAATCCCCATTTTGGTCGAGTTTGTATTAGATAATCCGCAGTTGGCATAGATTTTTTAAGTTCTTTTAATTGTTCTAAGGCTTCGCCGTTGTAACTACAACGACAGAGAAACATACTGTGATCAAGTATTAAATTTAGATTATCGTGTTCTAATTCAAACCAAGGTTCCTGCCAACAGGTATGATTTAATAATGGGTATTGAATAGGATGATTCATAGCAGAATAAAACTTCTGTTCTGCACAATTAAGTTCAAACCCGTCTTTGTCGTAGTATTGAAAGTCTTTAGATTCTAAATCAATTGCAGACTTTACACATACTGGATTAGACATCAATGTAACATTGTGTCTGCGAAACATTACTCTTCTTCTTTTGACTCTGCTTGACAGTGTACGCAAGCACACTCCGGGCAGTGATCGCAGGTTTCATCTGAACAACCGTGTCCGCAATGTGCAGGATGTCCGCAGTGGTTACATTTAAATTCATATTGTTCTGTCTTTGTCATCTATCGCTCCTCCAGTGACCCATGCTGTACAACTACGTGTGCCAGCGCATTTGAAATGTAAAAAGTTACAGTAACCTAGATCTGATTTGTGAATAGTTGCCATAGCATCAGTTTCTTTGCTGTCGCCTTTAATGCCGTCCTCGATACAAGACCACATCTTGTCTGAAACATCAAAAGCCGCACAGTTGCCACACAGCATGGTCTTGGCTGTTTTTTCTGTAATGCCCCAACGCTTGGCAGCATCCTTCCAATATGACTCTGGTGCTTCTGGATTGGCAGGACCATAATGATACTCGTCTATGGCCTTCTGACGATTCTTTAAGTTGACATCTATGTCATAGGTAGCAATGGGACATCCTTTGTTGGCTGCTTCTACAATGTTGATATACTTGCGATACATTAATAAATCTCCCGCCATTGAAAGTCGACCCACAATTTACTAGTTCCGCCAATGGCTTTGGCGCAGACTACATATATTTCGCTGTCGGTACTGTCTTGATTCTGTGCGATAAAATTCTTTTTAGCATTACTAGGTTGGTTTACAGGTGCGGTTCCTGTGCCTTTGGCTGAACCACCTGGACTTGTCGTGCCAACAATACCACCATCTATCCTATCACCACCAGTAAATGCTGTGGCATTTAAACTGTACTCTACTGCTGAATCTGCATTGGCAGAAGTCCAAGTTGGACTTGATAAAGTGATAGCACTTAAATTAGTCAGTTTGAACAATGCCCAGTATGCTGGATACTCTTCAGCGTAGACATTGATGTTGCCTGAACGCACCACAACTCTGTTGGGATAACCTCTAAAGGTATTTTTCAATCTGATGGCTACAACAGGATACATGCCATTGGCCACTGTAATAGACTGTGATGTTTGTCCAGAATCTATACTAAAGTCGATACCACTTTCAACATATCCACCTTCCGATACCACAGTAGAACAGATTTGATCAAAGTATCCACCGGCAGTAGCACCTGTATTTAAAATTTCACAACGAACAGGTAAGTTCGGATTGCTCATATAAACTACAGGTAGATTGTTGCTGTTGTAAAACTCATGTGCGACGATCATTTGTCCGTCATGAACAAATCCACAACGAACACGACCTACACCAAGCCACTGAAAGTCTATCCAGAAAATCTGTGTTTTGGTAATGTCTAGATTAAACCCACTAGCACCTGTACCATCACACTTGTCTGTGTTCCATGTAGATTGAATTGCTCTGCGAGCATCACTGGCTGTTCCACTGGTATCAGTTCTAATAACAAATGCTAATTCACCTGTTCCAATTTGTTCAAAGTAAATACCATTTAAATCATCATAGTAACCAGTGCGTTTAGTGACATTGGCAGTGGCACCATAAAAGTTAATAGTGCTTTTAATCAGTTGGCTCTTACCAGGCATGTAGTTGTGATACATTTTAGTCTGGTGAACTGCCCGACTGCTGGAATTATTGCTGGTGGCTAATCTTGCGGCTGCTTGATTGGTAATGTGTGTCACAGTTCCACCGTTAGATAAAGTATCTCTAAAGTTAGGATCAATGCCGTAGGTGTGTTTGTAATCGCCTAATGTAAATGCTTCACTTATTCGTAATCTACCAAAAGCATCTGCGGCACCATCTACTACAGTGGAAGTCACAGTACCTGTGATAGTAGCATTTACATTACCACTAATAGGAATAGGATTGCCGCTGTCGTTTTTAATCTCTACTTCTGGAATAGTGCCAATGTTAACTGTAGGTGTTCCACTGATAGTAACAGTGGTATTCTCTAATGCTGATAATGTGGTAGCACCTAGTTCTACAGTACCGCTAACTGTTGCTGATACTGAACCGTCTACTGTGATTGATCCGCCACCATCTTGTACTGTAACTGTACCAGTAACTCCTATGTTCTCTAATGCTGATAGTGTTGTAGCGCCTAGCTCTACTGTACCACTAACAGTAGCACTGATGTTTTCTAATGCGGCTAAAGTAGTTGTACCTAGTTCTACAGTACCACTAGCATTGACAAATATACGATTACTGTCGCTGTTGGCATTAGTGTCTTTGCTAATGGCAAGGTAGTCATTGCTTATCTGTGTAAGCACACCATCCGCAATGTTACCACGCATACGGTCCCAAGTTGAACCGTTAAACACCATGTTGTGATTTTCTGTGGGTAACACTACTGTTGGAGATGCTTCGCCGTCGTTGACTGTTGAATCAAAGAACAGATCGTTAGTACCGTCCCACAGACGAACTCTTTCTACAATGACATCACCTTCAAGACTAATGCCATCAACGTGAACACGTACCTGCGGCTCACCCGTGGCGTTGTACTGCATGGCCTTGTGAATGTTTAGGAGATTGCTCTCCTGCGGATGCTGGTAATTGGTAGTATTACTTTGATTGCGTTCAGCCATCCTTAATAACCTTTAGTTGCTGTATTGTGTGCCCAGTCTAAATCTTGACCATTGTACACTGTAGCGCCTGCTGAACTGTTGGCAAAGAGTTGAAATTGTTCTGCTCCGCCATATTCAATAAATGCCATACGAACTGGATAGTATTTGCCTGCTACTACAGTAATTCCGTTAGTACCTGATCTTGTACCGCCACTCTGTGCTAACAGATAATTGTCTTTAGTTGGAGCAAGAGCACTGGCTCCTATCCATATCATAATGTCATCATCAACATCTACAAAGAAACGCATATTACCAGTGACCGGTGCTTTAAAATATCCCTTCCACTCTAGTGTATATCCATTTTCTGCGCCTAAGTCGCTGCGATAGCCAAAACTGACATATTCGTCAACTTCAAATGTGGCCTGCGAAATTGGTCCACGTGAGGGAACACTGAACCATGTAGAAAGATATTCAGTCCACGCACCATATGTTGACAACAGTGTTCCAACATACTTGCGGCGATACAAACCACTTGCTTCATTTGAAATACTGTCAAGTGCGCTTGCTGATAGATCGTTAAAAGTAATACCACTGGCCGAATATACTGGTACACCACGTGCGGCTGCTGTTTTATACTGTGCGCCAGGAACAGTAGGATTACTACCACCCGAACCGTTATATGGTTCATTACGATCCATACCTGCCGGTAATGTCCAAGCCTGCTCAATCCAAGGACGACCTTCTACCAGTCCACCTGTATTAGGATTTTCGTCTGGGTTAACTAAATTCCCGTTATAAGGGTTAGGCAATTGTGTTATGTCGTATGTTGCTCTAGGATTTCCGTCTGCGGCACGATCTAATGCCGCTAAATCTAGTTTGGCTCTTTGTCTTTCTTCTTTAGTACCAGTAGTCGATATTCCGTTTAGTGCCATTAGTTATCTCCATGGATTCTAAAACTATTGCCTCGAATGTCGTCTACGTGCTTAGGTTTGTTAGGGCCGCCACCTGCCGCAGAAGTCACTGCTTCTATGCCTGCATATTCTTCTTTGGGAGTGTTTGAGTATTCCGAAGGTTCGCCTTGATCTTTTAAGTCTACAATCTGTCTAAATCTTCTCATGTCATCATCGTAGAACTGTTCGTTAGGAACTTCTTCGTCAGGACGAACAACATCTTTACCATCGATAATATCTAAGATGCCTCGAATTAATTCTGAAATTCTCATTTTAGTCCGCCGAGTTGTTTAATTCTATCTAGTTCATCTACTTGTGTGTTTTCAGCATACTTGTTAGATTTCATATAATCACGTGCTGTGTCAATATAGTCCATGGCCTTAACAATCTTAGCCTGTACCCACTCTGGTAGATTTTCGTCTGCTTGAATGATACTGTATAATTCTTTGGCAGCATCGTTAATTGTTCGCAGATCGTCTTTGGCCATGTCGCCTTCGCGATCATATTCGCCTTGATTATAATCTGCATCTGGGTCTTCAGGACCGTGATCTTCATTGGTTTCGCTGCCTTGACGCTTCATGAAATCAACGATATCTTTGTAATTGCCCATAGTTACAGGACCTTGCTTAGACATTTTAATAATAATTTCTGCTATATCGTGTATGTCTGCATCGTCTTTAATTTCCTCACGACTTAGTTCTAATAATCTAATAAAAAGAGGAACATCTAGTTCTACAGTATCTGCCATATTAATATCTCCGATTAGATATTTATCGGTTAAATATTGAATAATGCTAAACAAAGATCCTTTCAAACATCTGATCCGAGATCTCAAAGATTCGGGCAAATATCGTGTTTTCAACGATATTCTACGTGAAAACGGCAAATTTCCCAGTGCCATATGGTACGGACCATACGCTATCAAAAACATAGTTAATTGGTGTAGTAATGATTATCTAGGGATGGGTCAGCACAGGGCAGTTATAGATGCTATGAAAACAGCGTTAGAAATGACTGGGGCAGGTTCGGGCGGTACTAGAAATATTGGCGGGACCAGTCATTATCATGTGGCTCTTGAACACGAATTGGCTCAGTTACACAATAAAACCGGAGCATTGCTTTTTAGCAGTGCTTATGTTGCCAACGAATGGTCTATGATAGCCTTAAGCAAAATAATACCAAGTATTCAATTTATTTCTGACAGTAACAATCATAACAGTCTCATAGTAGGCATACAACACTCTAAGGCTCCTAAACAGGTATTTCGTCACAACGACATGCAGGATCTAGAAGATAAACTAGCAACATCTAGACTAGCAGGATTTACACCTTGTGTGGTTTTTGAATCAGTTTATTCTATGGACGGTGATGTTAGTCCTATTAAAGATATCTGCGATCTTGCTGACAAATATCAGGCCATAACCTACATTGACGAAGTACATGCTGTAGGGCTCTATGGAGATCACGGCGGCGGGAAAGTTGAAGAGTTAGGCCTAGAGGATCGCATAGATTTTATCAACGGTACTTTGGGCAAAGCCTTTGGTGTGCAAGGTGGCTACATAGCCGCTGATAAAGATATTATTGATGCTATTCGTTCTGTGGCTGCAGGATTCATATTCACTACTAGCATAAGTCCTGTGCTCTGTGCAGGAGCATTAGCCAGTGTGCGTTTTCTCAAAGAACACAATGAAGTTAGAGAAAAGCATCAGGAAAGGGCTAGAAAATTAAAACATCGACTGACCAAGAATGGCATACATGTCATGGAATGCTCTACTACTCACATAGTACCAGTGCTAGTAGGAGATGCTAAGAAATGCAAACGGATCAGTGATGATTTACTCAATGAGCATAACATCTATGTGCAGCCAATTAATTACCCCACAGTTGATGTTGGCACTGAACGACTAAGATTTAGTCCTACTCCGTTTCACGATGACGGAATGATAGAAGATCTGATCACAGCACTCAAAGACGTTTTTAATAAAAACGATTTGATTTAAGATATTCCCAGTAGAGATCTATACCCTGCCAGGGTTCTAGAAAACTATCTACATCTACACCTGCAGATTCTAGCATATCTGTATTAGCCTTTGTATCTGTTTGGTACTGTATTTTGAGATCTTCCGGCATTGGTATGTATTGTTTTGATCCCGAACCGTAACAGTCTATGACTATATTGGCTATTTTATCAAAGTCTACTCCTATCCCTGTACCTAGATCGTAGACACCCGGTTGATAGTTTTTTACAAAGTGTAATATTGTTTTACAAACATCTTCAACCCAGATAAAATCTCTTCGGTATTGATTACTGTTTTCGAATATGCGTAAGGTATCAGTCTGCTCTAATTCTTTGAACCAATGTAAAATAGTAGATGCCATACGACCTTTATGATATTCATTTGGTCCATAGACATTAAAAAATCTCAAAACTACTGCTGCAACTTCTTGTTCGCTGACCTGCTTGCTAAACGCATATTGATTTAACGGACCATTACCATTGCCATATACTGCTGCTGAAGATGAAAATATTAAAGGAATGTTATTATTCAAACAGAATTCATTCCAGATCCTAGTGCTTTGAACGTTGGTCTTATAAATGCTTAGCCAATCTTTTTCTAATGTATTTGAATTAGCACCCAAGTGTATAACACATTCTATATCTTTAGGGTTTAGATTTACTTTTTCGTAGACAGTGTGCGGATGTATGCTTTTAAATTTACTGCCTACTAAGTTCTTGTATTGTTCTGGATGTGTAAGATCGTCAAAGATCACAACGTCAGTGATCTTGTGTTTGTTTAGATACTTCAACATCACGCTGCCGATGAATCCGCCTGCACCTGTTAATATAATCATAATATTTCTTCCATTGTAGGAGCATAGCAACCAACATGCTGTACCGTAACAGCGGCAGATGAGTTGGCAAAATCCATTGCTCGTTTTATATCTTTAGTATGTAAGAAGTTGTAGGCAAGAGCAGCAAGGAATGTATCTCCTGCTCCTGTGACATCTACTACTTCTACCTTTGGTGCTTTAGAACTATACTTGTGATGTACAGCATCTGCACCTTTACTACCACGTGTAACAATTAGTCCACTACATTCACTTTTGATTTTGCTGTATTCTAATTCGTTAATCTTAACCCATGCACCTTGCATACGTTCTAGATCTGTTTTCTTTGTGTCAACAAACACAGGCATCTTAGTAGCAATCGCTTCTTCAATGATGTCGTAGGATATTGTACCTTTATTGTAGTCGCTAATAACAATAGCATCATAGACATTAGGAATGGATGTATCAAATGTTAACGGTTCAGATACAGTATCATTGTCTATACGAACAATATGTTGTTTACTTCGAATATCTACGATTCTAGTTTTAACAGAAGTTTTGCCGTGCAGATAATTTACTTCACAACCTAATGCTTCTAGATTGCGTAGGACATTTCCTGCCATGCCTGGTTTGCGTTCCTCGTGACTAAATTTGAACACAGGCACAGGTGCTTCGGGACTGAGGCGATCAATAGTACCATATTGATACACATCTTCACAGTCATCTCCGATTAATAATATCCTGTATCTTGTTTGTTGTTGAGTATTTTTCAAGTCTGTCATAGAATTTTATTTCTTTACAATATTCCGCACCTATTATAGGTTTATCTTTATAGTCACCGCCTTTAACCATAACATCGGGTGCATAGTTCTTAATATATTCTGTCAGTTCTTGATCTGAATCAAATATATCTACTCTATCTACTGCCTTAAGTGCAAATAAAAAACTAGACCTTTCATACTCATTATGAATAGGACGATCTTCGCCCTTTAATTCTTTTACTCGGCGATCGCTGTCTATAAGAACATACACATACGACTGAGGGAAAGATCTTGCATATTGTAATAGTTTAAGGTGTCCAAGATGTAAAATATCAAACGTTCCGTTTACTATTACTTTGGTCATGGTAAACTTTCTACAAACTGTGCAAGATCATCAAATATCACAGTTTTACGTTTGAGGTCCCTGTGTGCATATCTATTCAATTCTTGTTCTGTTTCTTTTCCGTAACCTGTTCTTACTAACACAGGTCTTGCACCTATATTCATTGCGGCTTTTAGATCTTTGATCTTATCCCCAACATAGAAACCTTCTTTGAATTTAATGTCTTTGAATTCTTTTTCGCAGCGTTTGAACATACCAGTATTGGGTTTGGCAAACGGATCTTCCTTTCGGCTACTGGCACTATAGTAGATAGCATCGATGCTAAAACATCCTGCTTCTCCTAATAGTCTAAGCATATGTTCATGCAAAGTGTCTACCTGTTCCTGTGTGTAGATACCTTTTTCAATACCGCCTTGATCTGTAATTACGGCTATCTTATAGCCTTTGCGTCTTAGAGTAGCAATGGCATCCAGACTGCCTGGTATAGGGTCAAAGTCTTCTATCTTGTAGCAGTATGTTCCGAGGTCTCTGTTGATAACACCGTCGCGATCTAGTCCTACAACACATTTGGTGCGGAACTCTCCGCCAGACCATACTATCTTAGGTTGATTGTTGTTCTGGGGTGGGGTTGGTAGCATTTTGGCTGTCTCCTGGTACGATCCTATAGTTATCCTCTACTGAGTCTGGAGTGCTAACTTCAAACAACATAGAGTTGGCTTCGAGGGCTACTAATTGATGTGGCATCATAGGAGGGTTATGCCATACATCCCCTTCTTTGAGTATTTTCTCTCCATAGGTTGCAGTTTTAGTATCACAGTATATTAGTTTGAAACTGCCTGCATTAATGAACCATGTTTCATCTTTTTCTTTATGAAAGTGCATACTCATTTTGGCTCCGACACGTTCAAATACTAGGATCTTGCCTGCGTATTTGTCATTGGTAGCCCAAATGATTTCATAACCCCATCCTTTGTCTACTTTTCCTTGTAGTCTTTGTGTCATTATAATCCTTTTACAATAGTGTTATATTCGATCCAGTCTAGATCATTTTTCAATGATTCGAATAACTCTTTATATCCTTGCGATTGAAAAACTAATTTATCCGCAGTCATCGCCCACTCTTTATCTAACTTTAAATTTAGTTCTTGATTAAGAACTTGTTCTAAGTAAAGATAATGAGCCATTGGAGTCGGATGTTCATCTTTTAAAGTTTTAAGATTAAAAAAATCTCTTTGTTTGAATTCTTTTAACGGCAAACCTGATTCTCGAACCCATTCAGATATTGGATAAAACCATTCGATATTATTGATGTCGGATGCGTATATATCTAACTCCGAAAACTTTTCCATGTCTGGTTGTAGGTCGTCCTTGAGAAAGAAAATATATTTTAACTTTTTATTTTCTAAAACATTTTTACAGGCTATTATGAAATTACAGGTATGATAAACGTAACTGAACTCGCAGTCTACAACCTCTGCAAGTTCTCGCGGCCAGTTGCCTAGATTTCCTGCACAGGCCCACCTAACTGGTATATCATGATTAATTTTGTGTGCATCAAACCGATAAGGATTGGTCCACTGGATGATAATAAGGTCGTCGCTGGTAGGCTGTGACGTTGCTATTAATTCTATAGTTCTTTCAAATATGGCTCTGTTACCAATACCACTATGTCCCCAGTTTTCAAATTGATCAAAACTGCGGCCAAGGATATCGGCCCACGTAGGCCATATGTATCTAGTTAAACTGCAACCAACAGTAAACAATTTTGTCACGGACGTTTCTCAATAATTCGATCAATGAGTCCATAATCCAAAGCCTCTTGTGCGCTCATGAACTTATCTCTTTCCATGTCTGCTGCAAACTGTTCGAAACTCTTGCCTTTTGAATTGTGTTTGACATAGATGTCTGTCAAAGACTTTTTCATTTTAAGAATTTCTTCAACTTGAATAGCCATGTCTGTGGCCTGTCCACGAGCACCACCCGACGGTTGATGAATCATATGACGAGCATTGGGCAACATAAAGCGTTTGCCTTTGGCTCCAGATGTGGCTAATAGACTTCCCATCGAACAGGCCTGTCCCATAACGTATGTGGCTACATCACATTTAACAAACTGCATTACATCATAGATTGCCATGCCTGCTGTAACTACTCCGCCAGGGCTGTTAATAAACAAACTGATATCTTTTTCTGTGTTTTCGCTTTCTAAGAACAAGAATTGAGCCACGATCAGATTGCTCATGTAATCTTCCACAGGACCGTTTAACATAACAATACGTTCTTTCAGTAAACGACTGTAGATATCAAAGGCACGCTCGCCTTTTGATGTGCTTTCAACAACCATTGGTACTAAGTTCATAAATTTCCTTTTTATATATTTTATGCTTTTTTGACTTGACTAACGAACAAACTGAGTATAACATATGCGAAGTAAATACACAATAAACTTTTTGTAATATGAGCACTTTACTTTTAAACGCAGACATGCAGCCTATTAGCCTACTTCCGCTATCTACTGTAGATTGGCAGGAGGCCATACGCTATATGGTTTTGAACAAGGCTGAAGTAATAGAATGGTACGACGATTGGATTGTGAGATCTGAACGTTGGAGCACCCGTGTGCCTGCTGTATTGTTACTTAAAGAATACCAAAAACCAAAAACCACAATGCGTCTATCAAAACGCAACGTATTCTTACGAGATGAATATCTTTGCCAATATTGTGGCTGCGAAGTTAACGATCAAACTGCAACTTTGGATCACGTACTGCCTGTGAGCAAAGGCGGTAAGACCACTTGGGAAAACTCAACCACAGCCTGTAAGTCTTGTAACTATCGCAAGGCTGCTCATGTTGGCAAGTTTAAACCAAAACAAACACCTTATCGTCCGCACTTTTGGGATCTAGCCGAAAAACGGAAACGGAAAGGTTATCATTTTGCTCATAGCAGTTGGGCTCAATATTTAGGACTAGAATAAGTTGACAGGACCTTAGGGTCCTGTTATAGTTAGTGCTATGCAAACAGGAATTAGTATGACAGACACAATAAACGATCTTAAAGCCTTTGATTGGCAAAAAATTATAGATTATGGCAATAGTCTAGATGAACTTAACGATGCACAATTGAGGTTTATCAAAGGCAGAGCCGTTGAATTAGCCATTGAAAAATTTGCCGATGGTGATCTAAAGTATGTTGGTGAACATCATAAAGATTATGTTTGGCCTAAACATAATATTGATGTAGAAGCCAAGAGTCAATTCAGTAGCAAAATGTTTGATCGGTACGGCGAGATCAAAAATGAATTTGATATTAAAATTAATAATTCAAACGGTACTAATAAAAAAACTGTATTAGATCCACAAGAGGTGGCAGACTATGTTGTGGTAATTAGAAAAGATGGTGCGTTTGCAGTAGATAGACAAACTGTGATTGAAAACAGCAAGGGCGACGGTGACGGATTTGTATGTACTGTTAATAAAAAACAGATAACTCCGTTAACAGGCAAACTTAAAGCAAATGTTGTACCGCCCAGCAATATCAAAGCAGGCATTGACAGAGTCCTGCGAGAAAGTTTAGACAATCTCTAACAGAAATTAAATACATCACAAGGCAACGTAAAGGCAAATATGAATCATCAAGTATATAATAAATCCTGCATAGAAGGCATGCGTGAGCATGTTAAAGATAACAGCGTAGATCTCATCTTTACAGATCCACCCTACGGCATTGACGGCGATGGATTAGACGTTCACTATCATCGAGACGAAAGCACAGTTGTGCCTGGGTATGTAGACGTTCCGTTAGATCAGTATCAACAGTTTAGTCAAGATTGGATCCGCGAGTGTGAACGGGTATTGCGCCCGGGCGGATCTTTGTATATCGTTTCCGGGTACACTAATCTGCATCATATACTAAATGCTCTGCACAGTACTGGACTAGAAGAAGTAAACCATCTAATCGCCAAATACTCATTTGGAGTGAATGCCACAAAGAAATGGATTTCTAGTCATTATCATATTCTGTTTTGGCAAAAGCCTGATAAAGGATCTCAGAAACGCACTTTCAATCATCTATACAAATGGGCAGATAACAAAGACAGTTACAACGATCGTTTGAGTGTACAAGACATGCCTAGGGATTATAAACCAGGACAAATCAAAAACAAGAATCAACTCAGCGAAGACTTTATTGAAAAATTCATCATGTATAGTTCCAATCGAGGTGATACTGTTTTAGATTGTTTTGGTGGTGGCTTTACTACTGCTCGTACTGCCTTACGTTTTGGTAGAAAGTTTATTGGATTTGAGTTGAACAAGAATGCCTATGATGCGTTTGTACCTGGCTTAGATAATGTAGAAGAATTGCCCGATCCTGAGAAAGTTACAGTAGATCCGGTAGAACTTGCCAAAAGAGAGCGTATGCGTGAAGGTTGGCGTAAAGATCGTGCCAAAAAGAAAGCCCACTCTGCTTTATTCGAAACAGACGATTGACAAAAGTTCTAACTGGTGTTATAATATACACATAGTAAGAACTTAGGAGCAGAAGTGCGTTATTACATTGTTAGTTGGGATAATCAAGGTGTGGAGTTTCTCAAAGACATCACCAGTGATCATCCCGACAATTGGGCCAAACAACATCTGTTTGACAGTATTAAAGCCAGCAAGAATGTTAAGGTAGAACCTAGTTTTAACATTACGGCTCTTAAGATGCGAGCAATGGCCAATGCTCAACGACACTATGAAATCTATGTGTTTACCTCAGAAGACAACATAGATGAAAAAGATATTCGCGAATGGTCTGACAGTGACCCACAGGGCTTTGCTGATTGGGTACGTGAGAACCATTCGTATGAAGTTTATAGCAACCGCAAAACCCAAAAGGACGTAATTGTATGAGAACTCAACCACAAGATATTATTCAGCGTCTAGAATCTGATAACAGCAGACTAGCCAAAGAGGCTATTCTAGAAGAAGCCATGAACGAAGGACTCGATGAGTTCTTTGAAGGTGTCCGTATGTGTTTGGACAAACTCTACACCTTTGGTGTTAAACAAGTCCCTATCAAGGAGGAAGAAGGTGGTCAAGGACTGTCTTGGAATAATTTTAAAGAACTTGCTGAAAGCCTTTATCGTCGTGACCTTACTGGTCATGCTGCTCGTGACGCTATTAAGTTAGCCATGGATGTGGCCACAAAGTCACAATGGGACTACTATCGTAGAATTCTAATCAAAGATCTACGCTGCGGTGTTTCAGAAAAGACTGTAAACTCTGTGGCTAAGAAATCTAAGAAGCCGCAATACTCTGTGCCTGTGTTCGAAGTGATGTTAGCCCATGACGGAGCCAATCACGAATCTAAGATCACAGGTAAAAAACTAGTAGAGCCTAAGTTAGACGGTGTTCGATGTATTACTGTTGTAGACTTTGAAAGTCGCACAGTGACTCAATACACTCGCAACGGCAAAGAACTAGTAAACTTTCCGCACATTGTTAAAGCCTTTGAAGACAACATGGACAATTGGGGCCGTAGTTATGTCTTCGACGGTGAAGTAGTTTCTACTTCTTTCCAGGCCTTGATGAAGGAAGTACATCGCAAGGAAAATGTACAGGCACAAGATGCTAAATTGCAGTTGTTTGATGTGGTTCCCCTTGTTGAGTTTAAGAAAGGTGAATCCGTAATGGGGCAACGTAGGCGCAGTGCTTTCTTGCGTGAAAACTTCAGTAAGATTTTTGCAGACAGCGGCTGTATTGAAATTGTACCTCAACGTGAGTTTGATCTAGATGTATTCACAGACGAGATTGAATTCAAAGACTACAATAGAGAAATGGTGGCTGCAGGGTTTGAAGGAATTATGATCAAATCCATAGATGGCAAATGGGTAGGTAAACGTTCAACTGATTGGCTCAAACAAAAACCATTTATTGAAGTATCTTTGGAGATAACAGACGTCGAAGAAGGCACAGGACGTAACGTAGGACGTCTTGGCGCAGTTATCTGCCGTGGCGTAGATGACGGTCGAGAGATCCTTGTTAATGTAGGTAGTGGATTTACTGACAGCAATCGTCGTGAGTTCTGGGATTCACGTGATACGCTACCAGGTCAAGTTATTGAAGTGCGAGCAGATGCTATCACACAGAATCAAGACGGAACCTTTTCGCTTAGATTCCCTCGTTTCATGCGATTCCGTGGTTTCAAAATTGGAGAAAAGATTTAAGAACCATGCAAATTGAATTTTATAATGATGATAAGGCCATAGTCGAGTTTTTCCCTCCTAGGCCTGCAAATAAAGTTATTCCTGATTGGTATAAAGAATTACCAATGCAGATTGTCAAGGCTGCTGAAAATATCAATGTGCCTACGATCAAACATTGTATACCTGTGCAGGATATGATTACTTCTGGTTATATCATATTCAATCCCTACGAAACACATCTTATTCCTAACAAGAATCATCTAGGCTACGATGATTTCTTGTCTAAATGTCCACACAAGCCTCACGTTGGCGGACATCATCATCTGCAATGGCCGTTAGAGATACAGGGCAAGAACAACAACTATTTTAAGATTGGTAACAGTTGGATAGTACGCACTCCTCCCGGCTACAGTTGTTTATTTGTGCAGCCTTTCTATCAAATGGAAGAACGATTCCAAATGTTGCCTGCGATTGTAGACACTGATCGTCACGACATGACTATAGAGTTTCCAGGTTACTTGCTCACAGACAAGCCTGTGATTCTACAACCCGGTGATCCTTTAATGCAGGTAATTCCGTTTAAGAGAGATGAATGGGAAATGGTTGTAGAACAGCAGCCTAAAAAGCGTAGTCTACTAGAGTTCTATTGGGAATCTGCTTATCGCAGAGTGTTCCACAGCAAGAAATTATTCAAGTGATTGTTTAGTGGCTTGGACATCGAAGCCGTTGACACAGGCCTCTAAATCACAGATCATAGGCTGATCGTACCATACCAGTTCCGGGTCTTTGATATAGCCCATAAAGCCATTCTTTCTACAATGGCTACGATAGACTCTACCCCAAGCATCTACTACGATCTGTTCCAATCCTGCCCAACAGTTCATACCTTGGAATCTATTCTTTTGTTCTAGAATCATTGAATAGAAATTAGTTATTTCTTCTTGGCCGTCTTTTTCAATCTTGAGATTGCGCCATTGTGTCTTTAGTATTTCAAACTGTTCGTCTTTATAGGCCTGTGGGTATGAATTAAAGATTGGATCATAGAACAACATCTTTTTATAGATCATGATGTTGGAATACTTTTGATATATCTTATCGTAAAGTTCTGTAAGTTCGTCCCACTTTTCTGGGATCATGTTTATGTTCACAGAAACTCCTGTCTGTGTTTCTGATAGTTTATTCAGTATGTACAATATGTGACTGATAGAAGCAAATTCTGGATGTACTTCTATAATCACAGAATCAGTGTATTGGAAGATGTTTTCTAGATAAGCAGCATCTGCACTGGCGTTAGTAATAAATCTAGTAAAGCAATTCTGTTGTTTGGTATAGGCCATAAGATCAACAAAGTCTACCCACTCAGTGACTTCACCACCTGTGAAACTGATCAATGCTTTTTTATTCTTTTTCTGTGCAGCGGCCTGTGCTTGATCTACAAATCGTTGACAGTCTTTGAGATAGGGTAGATCGATATTGCCACAATGTAGTAGGTCGTGTTCGTAACTAGGCATACGACTGTTGTGATTCATCAACCACCAATCTACATAGAAAAATTCAGTGCTTCGATTATGAGAAATTTTCATTTAGGTCAGCCATGATTCTACTGCTTGCTGACCACTTACAGAACAACTAGATGCCCAAAGATCTTCATGATCCATGTCCATGATCCAATTTGGATCAGGTTCGTTTACAGTTAACCAACTGTGTTCTTTGCTCCACGGCTCGTCACCACGTAGTTCACCTTCTAACTGTCCAGGTGCCCACGCAGCATGACCGTAAAAGATTCTAAACTTTGCAGGTATATCGCCCTCAACCATTTTTTCAAACATACTAGTATGACTAGTCACTGCCCAGTTGTCATCTACAGGCAAAGAGTTTTCTATTTCCCAACTGCGATCATGTAACATCCAAATGGTATTTTGATTTACTGGGCCACCCCACCACAGTGCAGCATCTAGATCCAGTCTTAGATCTAACGGCTCCAATATATCATTTACTGAATGATCTGTTTGCCTATTCAAGCATAGAGCAAATGCTCCGCGACTGTTGCTGTGAGTTAACAGCATCACAGTCTTTTCAAATCTCTTATCTATTATGCTGGGAGGCGCAACTAATAGATCTCCTGCGCTCAACCTAATGGACATGAATTAACTCCAGTCTGGAAGTGGGCCGCCGTATTTCTTACCTTTGATCTTCTTACCGCGGACTTTGACTCTATCTGAGCCTACCTTATGACTTTTACCACCGTCTCTGCTTCTGTAGCCTTGGCTCTTACATGATGATAATTGACTAGCACCTAATGCTGAGTCTGGCTTGCCCGATTTACATAAAGCACGGCTGGCAGGTTCTTCTCCCAAAGATTGATCCTCTGATGAATTACCGCCAAACATCACTTCGTCATTCAAAGGAAAATCCAGATCAACAAAACGCTCAGGTAGTTCTCCTGTGCCTAGGATATAATCTAATTCTTCTTCTGTGGGATGTACTCTGAGCAAGACTTTGGCAGCATCATCGTGAGCGTCGCCGTTTTCCCAAATGTTGACATCATAATGATCCTGGTAGAGTTTGGCCACAGCATTCATCACCTTGTGATAGTCTGTGGTAAAAATATTTTCTGTTAGGATTTCATTGATCCTCATGCTAGTTTTGCTCCAATCATAACGCAACTGACCAACATGTTTTTGATATCCATGTCGTCCGCTTCTGCATTTAATTTATCTGAATTGATAAGATCAGCCATCAAAGCCTGATACTCTGATTCTGATATTTCATTACGCTGTAGTGCGCCTGTGATTTCTAATGCGAACTGTGCTCTTTGTTCAGCCCAGGGTTTTCCGCAGGTGCTTAAAAACTGTAATTGTTCTATCATTACCATCTCCCTAGGATGACTTTGGCAGCACGTTCACTTTGCTGCGTCAACAACTTCTTCTTTAACTCGCAGTAGACCTTAGATCCTTCTCCGCGATCTGACCATTCTTTAACTGTACTCTGCATGGGTTCTATAACTCTCAGCACGTCTTTCTGTAACGTGCCTTTGGATTGACTATACATTTCAAACCAGCGCAGCTCTCGAGCCACTGCTTCTACCTGTGCTTTTTGTGATTCCGCACAGTTTATTGACTCTACCCTTGACCGAACATCTATGATGCGGGCTGATTGGTTGTCATCCCAAAAACTAGGAACCCAAGACTGTAATTGCGCACAGCCTTGTAAAAATACCATAGAGAATATGATTAACCACTTGATCATACTGATATTTACCAATATGCTTAGACAAAATGCAGATAGGTACTGAGTATGTATTTGTCGTTGATCTTGGGCTCGTGTCCTATGTGCGGCCACTGCATGCCTGGAGGAAACATAACCAATCTACCCTGACGGGCTTCTACAGTATAGTTTTCCAAAGGAAACTCAGTGCCAGCGTCTGAGTCATTGAGATAGAACAAAAATGCTAGAAAACGTGTGCTCATGTCTCTGTTGCTGGCATCTGTGTGTATGGGAAATCCATCACCTGTGCCTGCTTGATAGGACTTGATTCTAAAGCCTTCCATGGTGAAATTTTCAGGAAAACTGTGCAGATAATCCCAGTGTTCACGATAGTCGCCCACAGCAGAATACACCTTGTCTACCAGCAGTTCTGTTTCTTCAGTGAAGTCGTGATCAGCCAAGACACCCCGCATCAGTTCCATGGCTGTGAACTTTCTATAGCCTGTGTTAAAGAGATTCAACTCTCTGAGTCTAGGATAGTCTTCTCTGCGAGTCTGTTGTTTTTCGCAGGCTTTGAATCGCTCTATGAGATGCTCACAGAACTGGGGTTCAAGCACAGAATCTAGAACTCTGATCCAATTTTTATCGTAGGCTATCATTGGTAGTTGAAACTCACGCTGATTCTAGGGCGATCACTGTTCACAGTATTAGGACAGACTCTGTGTGTGAGCCACCCTGGGAACAGCACCAATCTGCCCGTGACTGCGGGTATCTGTACACCCTGGCTGCTGACTGTGTCCGCAGGCCATTGACTGAGCCACTGTGCAGGGTTGGGCGTAATCAATCTTAGATCACCCTGGCCCGGTTCTGCCTGATAGTAGTAGACTCCGCTGACTGCTCTGTTGGCATGACAGTGATCAAACTGAAAGTCGCCCTGATCATAGCGATTGAACCAACTTTCCACTAGTCTAAGATCATGCCTAGCACCCAGACTCTGTGCATAGGCTCTGATATTCTGCTCTATGAATGTCTGCAGTCGTTTAAGGCCGTATCTTACAAAGTCATCAGTGCCCTCGTAGGTAAAGGTGCTTTTGACTAGGTCTTCCCAGGGTCTGTTCTGTATGTGATTGACATCTAGGGCTCGATCAATTTCATCGTGTATGCGACCCTGTTGTACAGAGTCACAGTCCGTGATCCAAACTGGGGTGGCGAAAAAACTGTTTAGCATGGGATATTTACTGTGTCAGTTAACTGCCTAGGGCAATACTGAATGCTATGTTTAGAGGCTGTTGATTGGCTATCTGTGCAGCCACAAAGTCACGACGTGTAGCAGAGCCCGCCGTGGTGCCCTGTGCAGTCAACTCCACAGTGCCCACAAAGTTACCCGTGGTTGCTGAAGTGTCCAAATCTAGGTTAAGCACATAGTTGGGTGCAGAGCCTGTTAGACTGGCAGTGCTGCCCTCACCTGTGGGGTTCTGTGTAACTGAGCCTATGCTGATAGTGGGTACTACCTGTCCAGCGTTTATGTCCTGTAGGTCGTCTAGGATAACTCTAAGATCGCCATTGTTATCTATGAACACAGAACCTATGCCCAAACCAGGTGTGCCCTGTTCACCCACCACACTCACAGTGACATTGTTAACGCCTGTGTTGACTCTGGGCTCTACCCCTCCGCCAGGTACTACTATAAGGTTTAACGGTGTGCCCTGACTGTCCGTGATGTTCTGGCTCTGTATTTCTGTGCTGCGATCAGCAAACACTTCTATGCCCAATCTACGGTTTTCTTCATAGATCTGCTGCCATGCCAAGGTCCATGCGGGTCTATCTGTGTAAACGACACCTTCCAGTGTCATTGAGCGTATCTGCTGTGGTCTACGCAGTGCAGGTGCTCGGGGAGTGACTATTTCTCTGCGTCTATATGTTAGATATAGATCGTTGATGATTCTAGTGACATCCGTGGCGCCGCGAGCACTTTCTGCTTGTATGAGCAGATTCAACTGTTCACGACTGATGGTTACTTCACTCATCTAGTATTTAAGTCAAACGTATTCTAGGTTATGTTGGCGTGATAGATCAGGGTATTTTAACAGAAAGAAAGTGATATATTCCGCAGGCACATACCAATCTATGCAGTCTCCGCGTATGCTCAAAGAGCCACCCCAACGCTGTAGATCTGCCCAGACCAGTTCCTCATCCAGATTCTGTCCTGCATACTGACGATAACAATATATACGACGTTCACTCATATAAACTTAACAGTGAAGCAGTAGGAGCATCACACTCTACTAGACAGATATAATGATCGTTCCAACCCGACACATCATTCTCTAGGATATGTATGATTCTCAGCAAAGGATCATGACTGCGTGAAACATAGTCATGCAACTGATCTAGTCCTTGTATGCTGAGATTAAATGTCCAAATCTGCGGCATGATAATATTTAACCCGGAGGGGCGCGAAAATTTTTACCCGCGAAGCGGCAGCGCAAGATGTTGTAAAGAGCATTTTCCTACCATAAATACCCGTATGCAAAGACTGTGCCTGATATTAACTCTATGTTTAGTTACTGTGATT